ACTACCGGACCAATGGGGAGCTAAAGCCCGGAGCGGCGCGCGTGCCCGCTGCCGGGCGCGACATTGACAAAGTGGCACGGGCTATTCTTGATGCAGGTCAGATCGCCTGCTGGTGGGTGAATGATGCGAGAGTGAGTGATCTTCGACTCAGGCGGCGCTACGACGACGGAATCGGGGAACGCACGTGGGTATTTGCATGGGCCGTGAGTGAGCCGGATCAACCGCAGCCTGAACTGCCGGAAGTGATTGATGTCGGGGAGGAGAGATGATGGGAATCATATTAACCGAAGACGAGTGGCGCGTGACAGGTAACGAGCAGGACGAAAGCATCGCTCGCCGTGATGAGACGTGTCAGTTACGTGAGCGCGTGGGACAATTGGAACGGTTGAATGCGAGTCTGGCCGCGCAGGTGGACCGGCAAGCGCTGGTTGTTGACGCTGCTATCGAATGGAAAAAGTACTGGCTGGCCGAGTCGGACAACGACGAGCTATTGGAGGCGATCGATGATTACGAGCGCGCGATGGCAGCGCTGGCAAAAGGCGGTGATGAATAATGGCGCTGGTAGTTGAAATTCATTGCTCTAATCATCAACGGACAACTGAACCGAAGGTCGAAGAGTTCACGTTGCGAACCGTGGACGATGACACTCGTAAGCAGTTGCAAAGCTATCTCGAATTCAAGGGCTGGGTAGTGCAATACGACGGCGAGCATACGGACACTTACTGCTCAAGGAAATGTGCGGAGTAGCTCATGGACAAAGCTGAACGAACCAGACTCAAACAACTGGCAAACGACGCGGTGATTGCGACGTTTGGGAGCGATAGTCGAGAGTCGCGGTTAGCGGTAGCGCTAGAGCAATGCGTGGACGAACTGGAATATATCGGGGACAAGTGTCCGACCTGTTGCGTGTGCGACATGCATGGAGATTGGGAAGCTGAGGACTACGACGAAAGTTATAATATGAACGATGAGGACGACGAAGACGAGGACGACGAATGACCAAGCGCCTCAACTGGTCCAAGCGTCAAGGCCCACAGGACTTCGACGATACCGCGCCCGAGGTGGTCCACTACGACTTCGACCACCGTCGCAATACCACACCGGGGAGCGCCAGTTGGCCCGAGAAGTTCGGCCCGGCGAGTATCCGCAAGGCGTGGGCAGCAGGACTGGTGGTGTATGCCGAGATTGAAAGTTGGCCGCATCCAGTGGCGATAAAGGAGGCACGATGGTGCAATCAGGTGCTGGAGGTGATGACGGTGGATGGGCCGAGGATCGCGGATCGCCTGTTCACGAGGGACTCGGTGAAGGGGTTAACCAGCAGTGGACTACTGATCGAATAGCGGCGCTGAAGTGCGAGAGAGGACGATAATGAATGGTAATCGTGGCAGTAGACTTTGATGGCACGCTTGTGGACCACGTCTATCCTGAGATCGGCAAACCAGTGGAAGGTGCGTTTGACTGGCTACGGCGGTTCAAGGAAGCGGGTGCGTTCCTGATTCTCTACACCATGCGTGCAGATGAACGCGGCAGTAAGTCGATTGCGATGTTCCCCGGTGAGCGCAAGTTTCTCTCCGAGGCCGTGGAGTTCTGCCGTGAACAGGGAATTGAGTTCGACGCGCTTAATCGTAATCCAACTCAGGACGAGTGGACTTCGTCACCGAAAGCTTACGCGCATATTTACCTCGACGACGCCGCGTTCGGCTGTCCGCTTACCCCGCCACGCAACGGAGGACGACCAACAGTGGACTGGAGCGTGGTTGGGCCAGCGGTGCTGGAGATGATTCACCGTAAGGATGTTGAGGCTATCGTAACCAGAGAGACATCGGCGATAGATGTGAACAGGATGGCCGAATGAACCAAGCAAAAGTAGAACAAGCCATCGATAAACTCGCCCAACTAACCGACGAGGAGCGCAGGGAAGTGTTCGCGGCCTTCTGCACGGACTGCGGTAGTGACGATCCTGATTGCGATTGTATGAACGACGAGATTTGAACGCTTACCGGGATATGGAGTTGAGATGAGTGCGACGGTTATGGCAAAACGCATCGTGTTTCACGTTGGCGACAAGGTTCGCGTTATCGAGCCATTACAGGTTATTCGCGTTGGTTATCCACTTACAAAGACTGACGCGCTCGATGCCGTTGAGAAAGAGTACGGTGATGAGATTCGTAACTTCATGTGCAGTGTCGGTGCGGCGCAAGCAGATGATACGTTCTTTAGTTCCCCTGAATACGACCCGCGACTCTATGGTGACTTACTGAACGCAATGGCGAGTCGGTATTTGCGGGTGAAGGGATATGGCGGGAAGGAGCGAAAGGTCTACACCGAAGTCAATGAGCGACTTCGAGCAACGTCAGGATGGACAGTGATTAGTAAGCGTCACGTGAAAACGGGAATCTATTGCAGCGGTAGTTACTCAGGCGGTTACGATGGAGAGCCGGACTACGATCCACCTTATCTTAGCAATGAACAAACACACACGCTTTTGACGATCGAGCCGCCTGACTGGAAACTAAGTCTGACCGCGATTGAGATTGAGGCCATGAACGTTGCCAAGATGGAGACGCAATGACCCCTCCCAAGCTCGCCATCGCCATCAATCTCAACCAGCTTGAGGAGTTGATGAGGAAGTACGTTGCAGAGGAGATCCCAGGCGATAAGTTTGTAAATGAACAACTACGACTCGGGCACTTCCTGCTCTGGTTGTATAAGAGACGACAGGAGGAGATGAATGGCAACGCAGCAAATCGGTCCTAACGTGCGTCGTTTAATTGCGCGCAAGATGGCCTTGCTTGCAATTCCTGTTGGTAGTGGCAAGGAGTCGTTCGCACGCGGACTGGACGTGATTACCAATCGTGGCAAGTTCTCGTCCGTTGCGTCTGAAGCAAGCGACTGGGTGCGACGTGCGATCGCAACGATGAAGACCGCTCCCGACAATCCCTACGGTGACGATGATGAGGCTATCGCAGGAGCGATCCTTAAAGGAATTGAGCAACGAGAGAAGGAGATGAACAAGTGAACTTTAAGCAAGTACTAAAAGCGTATGCAATCCTGCGCAATTTAACTGACGACGAATCCGCGCTCCTCGAAACCCTACGCGGTCTGAGTGAGAGTGATCGGGAACAACTGGTGGAGTCGTTGAGTCCGGGCGGTGCGGGGAAGAAGAAAGCCGCGACAGTCGAGAAGAAGGGCCAGTGCGCCGCCTGCGATCATGTTAAGACGCATCCGGTCCATACGCAGAGTAATCGTGTCGGCTACCATGTCTACCAGCCGACCAGATCAAGACGTGCGACTTCGTTGGCGGAGCAGATCAAGTCCACTGGTAAGCCGCATCTAGGTGAAGGGCCAGTCTGTACGATCTGCTCACATACCGAAGATTATGAGGACCACTCGGAGCCGTCGCCGCACTATCACCCTTTTCAACCACCTGTTCGCAATGCGGCAGGGGAATCGTCAACGAATGGCGCGGGAGCGTCTACTACAGCGAGCACCGGGGACGAGAAGGTGAGTGCTGGCGCTGTAGCGGGAGGTTCAAGTGAATAGGACGATAAGAGAGTTTGAGGGCAAGGCTGGAAATATATGCATCACCCGAGAGAGCGACATCTGTCCGTTTGAGGTCTGGTTTGAGGACTTCTGTATTCTTGGCGACGGTAACTCGGAACTTGAAGCACTGAATAATGCATGGTCCTACACCGGAGACATCATGGCGTTAATCTCTGAGGCGAGGCTCAAGATTATCAACGCAACCCCCGCCCCGAGTGGAGAGTGAGAGATGAGCGTTACGCAATTCCAAGACGACTTCCAATTAGTGGCTGACGCAGTACTCGAAGCTCGCCATATTCAAGAATTCATCTGGGCTGATGAGTCGCTATCGCGAAAGCCTTACAATCCCGAGGCGTGGCGAGTCGTATTTCAGAAGCGGGTGGACGCGATTGCGGTAATCGAGCCGTCATCGAAGTCGGCGCTGGTTGAACTTCGTAAACGACTGCTTCAACAGGCCGCGTTATCAATTAAGGCACTTGTAGTGCTTCGAGGTTATACCTTGAAGACTTCTGACGACAGCTCCAACGACATCAGCTAACGAGGAGGGGAGATGAACGAGATTTGCGATCATTGCGCTGGAACGATTCCGTACCATCGCGGACGGAAGGTGACGATCTGTACGCGTTGTCGTCTTGAGGGCCACACGTCGCCGCAAGCGGAATGCGAGGTCTGTCGTAGATTGGACGAGGACGATAACTGATGCCGTCGTGTTCCGAGTGCTCAACCGACTTTACTCCCTGTGACTATCTCCACTCGTGCGACGAGTGCGGCGAGCAGCTACAACGCTCCTACGATCAGTTGCAGGAGTTTCGGGCGGGGGTGCTGGGATTCGAGGTGATTAGTGGACGAGTGATGTTCGGGGAGAGTGAGACGAAGGAGAGGGTTTGGAGGGTGGGATGATCAACGAGCCGCAACCAGCACCGACAACGAACGACTCTCAACCGATCTGGGAACTGGTTATTGCTGACATGAAAGAGCGTGATCAGGTGGGCCGAGAGCGCTACGGTACGCCGTTACAGGCGAACAATGGCAGGGACGCGCTCGTGGACGCGTATCAAGAGGCATTAGACCTCGTGGTCTACTTACGACAGGCGATTGAGGAGCGAACATGCAAATCTTAGATAATGGCTATGTCGAATTGGTTGAAGCATGGGGCAGTGATGAGCGAATTATTGAAGCCGCTCGCATGAGTACGCAACAGGGGTTCAAGGGATGGGGCACGTTGGAGCAGCCCGGTGACGAGAAGCTCCTACGTTATCTTTGGACACATAAACACGCGACGCCGTTTGAAATGGCTGGAATGACCATTGAGGTCAAGGCTCCGATCTTTGTGTTCCGCGAGTGGCATCGACATCGCACGCAGTCGTATAACGAAATGAGCGCGCGGTACGCGCCACTGCCAAACGAAAACTACCTACCGTCATGGAGACGAATCGTGGACGGTGCTGCGCTGGCGGGTAAAAATAAGCAGGCGTCGGCGTTGAAGGACGACATCAACGAGACGGGCGCAGGACTGTGGTTAGAAGAGTTGCGTAAGCTGTACGAACATGCGCAGCGAGTTTACGAAATGGGATTGGAAGCGGGAGTACCGAAAGAGATCGCACGTCTTCCTTGTCCGGTAGCGCGGTACAGTAAAATGCGCGCGAGTGCGAACCTGCGCAATTGGCTACAGTTTCTCTCGCTTCGCATGGACATTGCCGCGCAATGGGAGATTCGCCAGTATGCCAACGCTGTCGGAGAACTGGTTAGACTGAACTTTCCTCGAACGTGGGAGCTATTTACGGAGGGTCGTCAATGACGGTTCCTCCCACCCGCAAAGAAATCAACGACGTGCTGGAGCGCAATTTGACGATACCTCTCAACTTCTGGCACTTGCGTGTTTTGATTTGGAAAGACGATAGCGCCTTCGTGGGCCAGTGCTTGCAAACGGGCAGTATTGCAACTGCCGACGACTTTCACGAGTTGCGCAATACGCTATACAGTCTACTGGTTGAGGAGGTAGACTTTAACACTAAAGGCGAAGGTAGTCTGCGAAACCTCTTTGATACTCCGGCTCCGCCGGCAATCTGGTGGCGCTATTACGATCTCTCGTTGAGCCGCACTCCTGACTTCGTAAGCGGAATTCTAATGCTAGATGGATCTTTCTGATGAACACAGCTAAGCCGCGCTTGAAATCCGTGCCCGCCGCGTCTGAAGTCCAAGTATTGGACCAGTCGAAGTGGGTGTCTGATGCTGAGCGGCTCAATCTCCCGACGACGAATGTCCACGATAGCGGAGCGCCGCGACTGGATGTGGATGCGGTACTGAGACGAACTGAACCTGATCACGCGAAGGAGAAATGACATGGGATACGCACTACAGCAAGAAGTGCAGTTGGAAACCCACGAATGCGGAGAGTGCGGGATAGTATTTGCCGCACCTAAATCATTCTGGTCCGAACGGCGTCGTACCGGAAAAGGCTGGACTTGCCCTAATGGACATGAACGCATCTTCACGGAGACCGACGTGCAAAAACTCCAGAAGCAACTGGACGCCGAGAAGCAGCGGGTGGAGTTCTTAAAGCGTGAGATCGATACTCAGCGCGGTCAGCTGGTCGCGGCTAAGGGACAGGTGACGAAGGCGCGAAACAAGTTGAAACGCGTCAGCCACGGCGTCTGTCCTGAGTGTCATCGGTCATTTAGTAATGTCGCGCGACATATGCAATCGAAGCACGGTGTTACCTGTAACCAGCCACCGGAAGGGGCAGTGTTAAGCAACGACACGCGCACGCAGCCGGATTACGGGAAGGAGAAATGATGCGAGTGATTATTGCGGGCTCACGGGAGATTAAGGATGCGTCCCTTGTCGAGCGCGCGATTGCAGAGTCGGGATTCGTTATTACCGAAGTAGTGGAAGGCGGTGCGCGTGGTGTCGATACTCTCGCGTTCGACTGGGCGCATCGACGGGGTATTCCAGTGAAGGTATTTGTACCTGATTGGAGCATTGGTAGACAGGCGGGAATTCTGCGTAACGTGGAAATGGCCGATTACGCGGATGCGGTTATTGCTATTTGGAACGGTAAATCACGCGGTACTGAGCACATGATCAATGTAGCCCACAAGCGACAGATGCCGCTGTACGTACTCAAGGTTTGAACGAAGCTCTACCATTTCAAACAAAGGAGGAGAAAGGAAACCACGTAGAAAAGGTTAATGATTCCCTAATCTTCAGTTAACGGATAACTAACTGGATATTAGCGTTCATTTGAGAAAGAGAACAGGAGAGGCGTCGAGGTGATGAGCCGAGGCGTCTTTCTTGTCAGTCGTGGAGAGTGTATGACATGGATTGATAATAATGGAGAAGTTCGACCGCAATCATGGGAGGAGTATCTGCGCATGAAGCAGACAGTTACGATTGACGTGGACATGCTGGATCGAATCATTGCGGAGGATGAAGTTCGATTCGCGGAGTCTCGGGTTCGACGTTCACTGAAACCAATTCCCCGGATGCGTCCACGACTGTATCTAGCAGACCCGCACTGTTTCTGGTGTGGAATCAGGGTTTACCTGAATGTCTCTTCGTCGCAGCCGGACTTCGCTACGGTGGACCATCTTTATTCTCGGTTTCACCCTGAACGCGAAGGCCGTCACAAACAAGGGGGCACGCTACATGTTTTAGCTTGTCGAACCTGTAATCAAGAGCGGGCCACGGCAGAGACACGCCAACAAATCTTTATTCCGAAGCTGAAAGAGAGGGAAGAATTCGCACGCCGGGCTGATGCAACGATGGCGCGCAAACTGCACGCTGAACGAGTTGAGGTGAGCGCTGAAAAACCTAAGCTACGAATTATTCAAACGATCCAAGAAGCGATTAATTATGCAAGGGAACATCCGGGAAGGTAATTTGGAGAGGCGTCGTGAGGCGTCTCTTTTGCTACTCGGAATTGCGTGGCTTATCAGTCTCGCTGTAACTAATCTCATGCGCATCCAACAATCCCTTCAACCGCTTCATCTGATGCTCGTGCAAGGTTAGTCTCGTCGCCTGCTGCGCGCTCAGTCTCCGCTCGTCCTCAAGGTCCAGCATGAGATCTGTGGCCTTTCGCTCCCAGTGGTCCCGCTCACTGCGAAGACGTTCAGCTCCCGCAATAGCCTGTGTAGCAGCCTGAATCAATGACACGTCTGTATTGATGGAGATCTGACGAGTTTCAGCGTTGATCTTCGCAATCTCAACAGGCTCGCGTTTACGTCGCGTCAGCCATCCACCTACCCATCCAAGGGACGATGCAAGCAGTAAGCCGAGAATCTGCATTAGGCCGTGAGGGATGGTCGAGGTGTCTAGCTGCATGATTCATCGACGATCTAAGACCTGATTTAGTCGAGCGAGAGTGGCGGCTAAGGTTTGTTGGTGCTGTTCTTCCTGTTTGCGATCTTTGATGACCAGCGAGAGCGTTGGCTTGGCCCATTTGTTCGGGTTCTTCTTGCGTGGAAAGATCGTGCCTGCATACTGCGCGGAATCGGATGGCATCAATCGGCCCAGCGGGAGACGACAGTAGCCCCAGTGTTCAGCTAAGCAGCCAGCGTCGGCCTGATCTGCGTCTTCAAAGATTCCCTCGTCTTCAAACCAGCGATAGGTTTTGCGAGTGTTACCCTGCTTGTCGGATTCAATCACCGCTTCCTTCGGGGTGGGAATACCGAGACTGAAGGAGAAATTGAGAAACGGCAAGAAGATCCAGTTGAAGAATACCCTGCGCCAGCGCGGCGCACTGCCGTCCAGATTCCATTTCCATTGCGACACTTTGTAAACATCGCGAGGTTGCTCGATGGACGGTTCTGGCCGCATGGGCTAACCTCCCTTCCCCGGAGGATCGACGTGACCCGGATTCGGATCATCCTGCGGTCTAACTGGCGGTCCTTGTGGATCAGGTGTCTGTGGTTGCGCCGGAGTCTCACTCGGCGGCGCATCAACTGGTTTCTGGTCTGGGCGATTACTGGACATTTTTACTCCTGTCTCCCTTTTAATTAGATCATAGTACGCTCTCCCTTGTAACACCGGGATCTCACTAACTTATCACGGTTGCGATTCATGTGGGGGTGTGTCGTTATCTCCTTATTGCGAACGCGATTGCTATTACTACTGAACCGATCGTGATCAGCGATACTAACAAGCCAACTGCGATGATGGCGTAGGTAACGGTGTTCTTGGCTCCAGTCCCTTTGCCCGCGCCTTCATAACTCGACTTCTCCAGTGCGGCTAATCTGCGATTTACTTCCACGTTGTTCTCGGCGTTCTGACTGGCGAGTGCAGTTGCGGTCGAATTCAACGTGCGCTCAACTACTTGAATCGCCGCAAGGCTTCGATTCGCCTCGGTAATCCTTGCCATTTCATCACTGGCCCGAAAAGCTGCCAGCTTGTCCTGCTCCATCTTGTGGATTTCGCGGTCATGTGACTGGTGGACAATACCGATTTCACGAGCGAATTCCGCTCTCAGTTCCGATGTTTCCTCAACCCGCTTAACCTGTTCTTCCAGTCTCCTGAACTCTGCTTCGAGATACCGATTGTGCATCTCGCGCAAGTCGTCCTGACGCTTGTTTGCCGCAGCGGTTAGATCCAGTACGTTCTTCGTCGGGTCTATCACTGCGTTGCCTTGCGCGTCTACGCCGATGCCTTGTCTGGTTTCCTGAGCCATTCACTACATGCACAGCTTTCTTACTTGTGTTACTAGCCCTCGACAGGAGGGGCGGGTACTACGCCATTGATGTCGTCGGCAATTCCCTTCACCGTGGACTCAATCGCGGAGATCTCGTCGTCGAGCGCTGGGTTATTCGCCTTCAAGTCGGCAATCTGTTGCTGTAGTGTGTTGACGCCATCCGCTACTCCGGTGAGCGCGGTCTGAATACTTTGCAGTCTTTCTTCCTGTGTTGTCATGAATTGATCTACCTTTCTCTCAAGATTGTGAATTGCGTTAAGAACTTCGTTATCGGTGACTGATTTGAATCCTTCAGCCAGAGTGCGGACAAGGGCTGAGAATTGCGTGGGATCGATGGTAATCAGTTCGCGGTCGCTCATTGTTTAACCAACCCCGCGCATGATCGCGCTCAGTAACTCACTCTTCTGCTCATCGGTGAGATCTTTGTGATCACGCAGGTTCCGACCAATGTCCACGAGCATTTGCGTTGGGAGAATGATTTGCGAGTAACCTACGCCTTCAGTGTTGGGGTCAGGGGATTCGTCGGTCATGCAAGTTACTCCTCAGTTGGAAGTTCTGCGGCATCGAAGTCCCCCGAACAATCCCTGCCCATTCCAGTTGGGTAGGCAGGCGATCCCTCGAATCGATGCCGCATTGTCAAAGGGTACTTCGCCTAATTCCGTGACGCCTTGAATATCGCGTCAATGTCCTGCTCGTTCGCCAGCGACTCAATCAAGTTGCGCTTACGCATGTCTTCCGCACTGGTTCGCGACTTCACCGCCGCTGTTACTGTCGGGTCGCTCGCTTGCTGGACCAGCAGCACTGCAATCAGTCTCACTGTTGAGTTGACGATTGCCAGCGCAACCTTCACCTGCGCGCTGAGATCTACTCCGAGATTGGTAATCAGCACGTTGATATTTCCTGACAGTGATTCAAGGAATGTAGTCGTGCTGTCGAAGTCTCCGCGTCGATAGGCTGAGTCCAAGTTGCCCGCAATCCCGATAATCTTGTTGATGAACGCAGCCTGAGCAGGGATAAGACTACCAACCTCGCGCAGGAAGCTGGTAATTGTTTGAACGTAGATCGTCACCTTCTCACTGCTACATTTGAAAGCTGAGCCAGTGAGCCCGGCTACGGCGAGGGTAAGTAATCCACGAAAGGTGAATTGGCGTCGGTTCATGCCTGTACACACTTCGGGTAGGCGTTCCCGCTGAAACCGTTGGTCCGCAGCGTCCTGCTCGCTGATTGACCTCGTGGCAAGTATTCGTTGTTGAGTGGTAGGTATCACGCTCTCTCCTCCATTGATTGCAGTCTACCCCTACTGGGCCAGTTTGTCACGTTTTTCTCACGGTTTAACGACACTTGCCTGAGTTTCCGAGCATTCCATTCCTGCACCTACACGTTGGCGGATTCCCCGGTCGCTGGCCTGACGCACAGAACGGTAGCGGAGTCGTTGACGGGCTGGGCCGAGGCGTCGGAGTTGGCGTCGGCGGAATAGGGGTGGCAGTAGGAGTCGGAGTCGCAGGAGTCGGCGTACTCGACGGCGCAACTGTTGGAGTCGGCGTTGCGTTCAATACGCGCAGGAACTGTATTACCACGAATCCATTCGACGAATCTGTGAACAACACCGGACAGTAGATGTTCACGCTCGCGGTATCCTGCTGGCATCCACCTGTCGTCGTACCACGTGCTCCGGTCTGCGCGATGAACTTCTCAGGTGAATTGATCGACGGCCCACTGCGCACGTTGGCTGGGCTGATCACCTCCACGTTACTCCCGCTCGGAATTCCATTCGGCACAGTGGCGCTTGGAGATGCTGACGGACTCACACTCGGACTAACCGTGGCAGTCGCAGTTGGACTTGGTTGAGATGGCCCACTACCCGCCTGCGCAGCGAGGAGTTTATCGATATCCGCTCCAGCCCCAGCGTAGGGTGTCCGGTAGTCACTTGTGATCGTCAACGTATCTACTGCTGTATTCCCGCTCGGCCACGGGGAGTAAGGATGCGCGATCACGTTCCCTGTCACCACTGCTCCCGGCGCATACTTATCGAGCGCGGCTTGTCCATTCGTCCCGCCATCTCCAAATAATCCATACTGTTTCTCGTCGTTCACGTTGTTGCGATAGATGAAGTTGGCCGATTGCTCGCCGTACAATGTCATCGTATTGCAACAGGATTGGATATCCGTGTTGTTCTCGAAGGTGACGCTCAGGAATCCGTTCATCGTGATGAATGGTCCATTGATCTTGTCAAATACATTGTTCGCAATGAGCGCCCCACTCGCGCGCTGCGACGGCTTCTCGTTGTCACTCCCGAGAAAATTGAACACGCCATCGCAATTCTTGACGAAGTTATTCGTGACGACGTAGTTCTGAATGGTTGAGTAGGGCGCAGTGCCATCCTGATTCCTCACCGTAGCGAGTAGACACGGTCCACCCTGACCCTCTCCGGCCCAACTATTCTCCATCACATTCCCGTCGATCGTGAATCCGATGACATTCTTCGCTTCGACGAGATTCTTGATCGTATACCCTTGTCCTTTCCATTCCATTGGACGACGGATCGTGTTTCGCCTCACTTCGACCAGTCGCGGAATCATCGACTCTTGCGCTGGATCTGACCCACCCATCATCACGATCTCGGCCCCAGCTTCGAGGTAGTTGTTCGTGATATACGCACGGAGAGTTCCATTCCACCCACACACAGCCTGCGTGTCCATGCCACGAGCTTTGATATTGTTCACAACCGAGTTAGTCACACCACAATCTGCACAGTTCAACGTCACGCCGCGCTGCGTCTCCTGATTGCCGTTCCCTTCTACCCAGCTTCGATCGAGCACGAGATGATGCGCCGTGAGATCGGGACTGGTCTGTACGTCTCGCCCACTACCGAACCTGACTAAGTCATAGACAAACACCGACTCACTCTGCGTCTTGATATGTAACCCAATCAACTTGTAATGATGCGCAGTGAGAGCAGTTTTGATCACCTGCTCAGCATTCACCGTGGACTGGAGTGTAGCGAGCAGTGGGGCTTGCGTTGCGGGATCGATGCGCACTCCTTCAGGCAGCTCACTTGCACGCGACGACTGGATAATCGTATAACCCGTGCAGTCCTTCTTTGGTAGTGTGAGATTCGTGTTGTACACCTGCCCAGCCTCAACCTCGATTACGCTTTCGCATGGAGCAGAGTTAAGCGCAGCTTGCAAGTCTTCTCCCGGCGCAACGTGGATCACGCTCGACGACAAGAACATGAAAGCGGCTAATGATGCAGCAGCTACTACTCCCGCTCCACCTGCGATGATTCCAGTTTGTTTAGAGATTGCCATTAGGGGGATTCCTTTCGTATCAAGTTGAAGGAGAAGCGCTGTGACTGGGCGACACAGACGCAGAAGGGGAGGGTGAATGGGATGACGAGTGAGAGGGCGAAGTGCTACTGCTCGGACTCACAGACGATGATGGAGAAATTGACAGCGACGCACTCAAGCTCAGCGAGACACTCGTTGAGGGAGACGCACTCCCGCTTGGACTAACTGACCCCGACAACGACGCACTCGGCGAGAGTGACGACACTCCCACTCCTTCAGGTGTCATCAGTGGCTCTCTGAATCGCCACGCGACTTGGATCTTGTTATCTGTCTGCCATGCAAGTTCGAGTTGGTCCGCGTCTAAGCGACAGTACCTGAGCAGGGAGATGAAGCGGAGATTAGTTGTCATTGGTGCGTCTGCGTCTAGGGTCAGCGTCTCATTCGCACCTGCGAGAGAGAACGCCGCCACTCGTCTTAACACCACCGTTCCATTCCGGTAAACGAACGCGAGATCTCTCCTCGGTTCAGCGAGGGCAAACGCATCTGAGTAGTTCGTATCTCTCACTGTAATCTCGTCATCGCTCACTGAGAGTAGCTCAAAATCCTCCTGCATCGTCGGCACCCAGAGGTAGTTGAGTGCTCCCACTCGCTCATAATACCACCCGAGGAACTGCGCTATGCGATCTATTCCTTCGATCACCATGCGATAGCTGAATGTCTCACTCGCACCAGCAGTGTCAGAGTCGAAGGAGATCAGCCCAGTGCGGAAATCTACCTCACTGCCACTTCGCTCCACCTCGTACTCGCGATTCTCACTCCAGTCGTTAGACTGCCAGATGCGCCCGTCGAACACTTCGACATCGCGATACTTGATTGTTGGGGAGAAGGGAACGATGCGGTTTGGAATGACGTGCTCGTCTTCCGGCATCAGTCGCGCAGTGATCGTCAACTCCTCAACTGCGTCCGTATGCCCGGTAATGCCCTGCTGGACTCGGAGCAATGCCCGTCGCACTGGGTAGACAATTGAGCGAAACGCAGCGTAGTTGTTGACGAGAGGCTCGTGTGTGAGTGGAATGAGCGAGGTAATCAATCTCTCCTCCCAGTGCTCGATCTCCCCGCTTGCGCTCAGTTGTCTGAACCCGATCCATGAGTCAACTTCGTAATCCTTGTAGGTGGTTGAGATCGGAGTCGTCGTTGCCCCTGAACTCAACCCCACCTGCAACTGTTCAGCGTACTGGCGAATTGGAATGAACCACTTGGCGTGCTGGTTCGCCCAGAGGAGGGCGCGCAACTTGCGTCTCTCTCGGTTGTCTCGTAGCAACTGTGTCCACTCGAATTCCCTTCTCGGTGCTTCAATCTCACTCACCGATTCCTCGTCTCCTGCCACGGCCTGAGAGATTGCTGACGAGAAGGAGATTCGCTCAACCAATGTCTCTGTCCAGTTGTGGCGGAACGGGAAGGAGATCGGGTCAGGCTCAAAGGTTGAGCGAAGGACGCCAGTTGGATTCGCGTCTGCTCTCCCGTGGAGGAACGTCGCACCAATCCCCGCTTCGTAAATCGCGAGCAGTTGCGCCTCAGTAAGCGCGTAGTCAAACACAAACGGCTCATCCACTCCACCTGCCGCCCAGACATTTCCACTCCCACTCACTCCGATGAACCACGGCGAATCCACAGTATTACGTTGTCTCAGTGCGTACTCGAAACTGTCGTTGTTGATGCCGAGGATATGACGCGGGTATTCGTCGCTGACGTTGACGGTTTCCTCCATTGCGAGTACGGCATTCACGTACAGTCGGGCTACTGCACCATTCCTCACCCCGGCGAGGAAGTACCAAGTGTTATGCACGGGCGTCTCAGGTGCAACCAGCTCGACAAACCCTCCCAGCACCCCCCACTGCGCCTCCCTTGCCATGAGTGTCGCCGTTCCTGCGAGGAAGTCATTGCGATAGAGAATCCAGCCGCCAATTGTTGAGCCTGTCGAGGCGTCGAGTGGGCTGGAGTCTAACGCTGGAGCTTGCCCTACGCGCCCGCCGATCGCAGACGATCCTGCGTCAGTGAGAATCGGTGAAGGCCGTCCAAACACACAATCGTTAAAGAACGTCCCGTCATGCGCGTTCCCTGACGAATCACTCATCACCGTGCCGCCAACTTCATCCAGTCGCCAGAAGGCAACGGGAAGGAGGGCGAGGACGGTATCGAGGTAGGAGAGCGGCATTTAGCTCATACTCAAGGCGAAGCGATCATTGATGTACGCAACCATCGTGGCGCGATCCGTGGTTAGCTTAGCTGAGAAGATGTAGAACCCTGCCAAGTAGCCCTTTAGTGCGTCATTACCATGATTATGCATCAGAAGTGGATTCGAGCGTCCCGCAACAGTGTTCGTTCCGGTGGTGAACAACTGTGTCCCATCGAGCTTGTAGGTCCACTCTGAACTCGTCGAGATCACTTCAACCACCCGCCACGAGGTCAGCGCGGCATGTGTCCCAACAGTCTTTCGTGCGTTGCTCAAACTACCGTCATAGATATTATTATCACTCCACGGATAGTAGTCGGTGTTGCCTGAGTCTGTACCGAGATCCCAGAGGCCGTTATCAACTGTCCCGACCCCTTCCGTATCACACTTCACTACGATGAAGATATGCGCCGCTGTGAGTGAGGCTAAGCTCGGCCCGTCCCAGAACTGTGCAACACCTGCGTGGAATCCTTCCCCACGAGCGCAAGCCAGTCCGTTGAGAATACTTACCTTATTGATCGGCTTGAAGCTCGCAGTTGCCTGTGTCCATGCGCGCGAGTTACCCGACTGATCACTCAACTGCGGCATTGGGTCGCCGTCCGACAGTCCCGTCTCACGCGACGGCTCGCCCCACATCCACACGCTGGCAATAGTGTTCGGATCAGCCGGAGCGGACGGGCTCACCGAGGAGCTTGGGCTTGTTGAGGGAGAGGGCGAGACTGATGCCGAAGCAGAAGATGACGGAGATCCACTCGAACTCGGCGACACCGAGGCCGAAGCTGATGAACTCGGGCTTTGCGACGCTGACGGTGAGAGGGATGAACTCGTGCTAGACGATGCACTTGCGCTAACTGAAGACGATGGTGACACGCTTGGACTTACAGACGAACTTACACTCGACGACGGACTGATCGACGGAGAAGTCGAAGGACTCACTGACGCACTTGGACTTATGCTCGGCGATCCAACCGCACTCACATCAATCGTCGCACAAACTTTCATTCCATTCGTCACACCGCGCGTACTGAACGTCTGCACGCAGAACTCGTACTCACCCACCGCAAACGCAGGCCACTGGAAGATCGCCTCGTTATTCTCATCCGGCACGAGATGCATCGGCGAGAGAGTTTGTGCGCCGCCGGGTTCGGTGACGTAGATGCGCGTGTACTGTCCCCCTGCCGTGTACTCGTCGAAGACGATCCCACCTTCGATCATTGGCTGGAACTGGTTCGTGTTAGTGAGAGTCAACGTCAACTTCAACCCGTCCGGCGGCAATTCAACACTATTCCAACTCGCGCTCGGCGGCGCGACATCCAACCCTGCGCCCGGATCTTCATGTAACGTCGGCCCCGGCTCACCAAAGGTACGCAGTCCCGTGGAGAACTGATCCTCGATCAACTCCAAGTGGAAGTCCTTCTCGTCCGGCCCGTTCGGAGTCACCTTCAATACACGCATGACGATTGAGAAGGTTGGGGATTCCCATTGGAACAGGACGACTTCTCCTCGATAGGTGAGCCTGCCCCACGACGGGAAGACGAAACAGTCGAGGGGGGCACGCGGGAGTGAGATTGCGCGGCCATCGCGGGTGTCGATGACGTTCGCCTGCTCAAAGTCAGCCACGCCAAGAAATGTCTCACTCTGCGGCACGACTCGCCCGCCTTGAATGAGTTGATTCGCCGGGTCGATATAGAGCGCTTTCCTCCCTTTGAAGTTGTTATCCTGATCAGGGAACTCCACCTGTACCTTGTTCTTCGTGTCCTCATACGTCCCCGGAGTGAAGCGTTCAACGCGCGTAATGTTGTCGCGATTTAGGATGCGCAGTGAGCCAATCGAGTAAGTCCGACGAATCAGTCGAATCGTCAGCCCGAGCGATGGACTGGGTTCGTCCACTGCGTCGATCTGTGCGAGGATGTCCTTGACCACCGCGATCGGTGAAGTCTGATTCTCGATTCGCCCACTCCAGCCAGTTCCTTCGTCGTAGAGAGCTTGCGCAACCGATCTCCAGTTATCCAGATTGAGATATTGCAGTGGAATCTTCGCGCCGTACTCCAGCGACGTACTCCACTCGTAGATCACCTCCATCGGATTCATGTGACGACCTATGCGATTGAACCCAGTGGCGAGGTTATCCGGCTGGCGACGAATCACCACTTTCCATAACTTCAACTTCGGCGTCACTCCTACTCCACCAGCGGCGAAGTAACCGGACTCTCTGAACCCGCTCGGACCACGTTTGACGAGACATGAGATGCCGTGCAGGGCTGGAGTGCGATTCGGCGGCGTCGTAAGTAACGACTCAAGATACGCATTCGTAGGCTCAGTGTAATTCCCACGCGTCACGTCGCACCACGCATACTCCCCACCTTCACCGGGGGGTTGATCCCCGCCCCATGCCTGCGGGTCGTCGATGAGAAATCCGCCGCCTGCGTTATCCGTGCTGACTACTGCCGCGAATACCGGACGATCGTTGATAGTAATCCGCTCGACGTGCGTATCCGGTCCCCAGCACAGCGGGAACATCTCGCCGATGTAGGAGCGGTACGCGACTGTGATCGTATCCAGTAGCGCCGCACTCAACCCCGCCCAGAGATAGTCAGTCCAGTGTGAGTCTCTCTCAACTGCGCGTTGCAGGAAGTCCCCGAACCATGCGCGTGATGGAGTGAGTTCAATCGTTCCACCTGCGTAGGGAATTGGACGAATCTCACTCGGCGCGTTGTCCTTGATGAAATCCTCAAACTTGGTACGCTTCGGACGTTGGCGGGTCAGTTCGCCGAGCCACATTTCACCGACGAGGAGGAGGGCTTGGAGGAACACTAGCTTACTCCTCTCACGGCGGGATCAACGCTGGGGGTGTATTGCCAGCCGCCCCAGTTAGCCCCGTTGTTAGTGAGGGACGAGAACTTGTTGGCCCATGTATCGTAGGTTAGATCGTCGCCGGGGTAGATCGATGCGGGGAAGCCCGTATCGAGAGTGAATCTCGGGAAGCCACCGTTGAGAGTGAGTTTGCGATCTGAGCCGACAATTTCATCCTCCAAGATCGTGCGCTTGTCGAGATTCGGCGCTTCGACAAACCCTCCCTTGTAGTAGGGTGGAATTTGCGGCGCACCCGTTACCGTGAGCACGTCGCGCAGATCGTTGAATCCGGCGACAGTGACGACATCGGCGAGGGCTGAGATGTCCGCGCCGCTGCGTTCGTCGTAGATCGAGAAGCGAGATAGGGACGAGAGCGAATCCGTCAAACTCTCGCGCTCATAGAAGTGCCAGAGCGTCTTGAGATGTAGGACGAAGATCGACTCAGTTAATTTGAACTGGCACCGCACCACCCAGCCGAGATAGTAGGGATTCACGTCATCACCTAGCACCTCGTAGATCGTGAGGATGATCGGGAAAGGTGGAGGGGTGAGCAGCGTCTCCGTTAACTCACTCGTCTCAATGATCGTTACGTCGATCTCGGCATCCTGTGCGTCGTCTGAGTAAGTGGGTGCGGTGTGGGTGATCTGAAGCGGCTCATACGTCTCCCCGTCGAACTCCTTACTGTGCGCAATCTTCGCATATCGAGGAGTTGCCGACCCTGCGTTGAACTTGTAGAGGAATGTGTTGAGCATCTCAGATCGTCAGGATTAGAGATCCAGCCGGAAATCTCAATGGTCTACCTACTTCAACTGTACGCGCTGGGGAGATCGGCCCACCGTGATAGAGCTTAGTGAATACACCTGATGACGTATCCACGAAGTCGAACCACACGAGTTGCCCACTCCCCGCTGAACCCGGATTGCCGAAGTCGAGGGTGACGCCAATGACGAGCTTGCCTGCGTTCAACGAAGCTGAAGTAAACAGCGTGCCATCGCGTGGAAACTGTTTGCGCGCATAGCCTGAGAAATCAGTCTCAGTTCCTCCGCCTGCGCGAGACGACGGCGCGATGAGTAGACGCATCCACAACGAGCCGGGAATGGAAATCGCCGTCCCTCGATAGAGGAAGTTGATTACATCATCCGCGCCACTGAATCCCATCCACCCACTCATTTCCCACCTCCGCTGATCTTGCGGATCACATGCTGCTTTTTGTAGAGAAAGTCTACGAGCACCTGTTCTCCTTCCGGGGAGTTGATTTCATTCCGCCAGTCACGCTGGTCCACAAGGACTTGCCTCAATCTCATCGTCGAGGGCGCACCTGCAACCGCTAACTCACCAATCCCCGCATTCGACACCTGCACGCTCGGCGCGGAGATGTCGATACGATCGGTGAATCCACCCATTGCGAGTCCGCGAATCCGTCCACCCAGCCCGCGTGTCTCATGCAGGAATGCTTTAAGAATCTGCAACTGTCGTGCTGCATGGCGTGGGTCGGTAGTGAGTACCGCCTCCGGGAACCCGCCTTCAACAATATGGACCAATCCACCTTCCACTGCTGGAAATATGCCAGTGGCTGCGCCGATGGCTGAGCCAAGTCCGCCGATCCCCTGAGTGAATCCCTGCGCGACGCTGGAGGCTGCGACAGTCGCTGCGAACGCTGCTCCGGCTGCGACGATGGAGGCTGCGGCTGCTGTCGCGCCTGTGACGAGCGCCGTGCCTGCGCTAACCCCACCTGTCGTGAGTGCTGCTGAAGCTGCGGTTGCACCTGTTGTGAGGGTCGTAGCTGCTGCGGTAGCTTGAGCTGCACCCACGCCACCAGTTGAGCCCTTGCTGCCGATGCCGAATAGTCCTGCAATCGAGGCGAGAATTCCTCCACCTTCCGTCCCGTCACCGAACAGCGACTCAACTAACTTCTTCGACAAGTTCTCCGCAATCACCTGCTCGATTCGATTCGCGACCGAGTTGACCAGATCCAGCAACTTCTCCTTCGCGGTCTTGGTGTTATCTCGAAGTGACGTGAAGAAGTTTGTGAGACTTTCCTGTAATGCGTCAATCGAAGCCGATCTCAGTTGTCGATCAAAACTCGCCAGTTGCTCGTTTGCATCTTTAACCGTCTCCTCTGCCTGCTGTGCCTGACGTTGCAAGCTCACGTCGTTTGACTGCGCGGCGATTTGTTTGAGCAGAACCAGTTGCTGTTCGAGATCAGCCGAATACTGCCCATTGATACGGCGAATCAGCAGTAGCCCTTCAGCCTCGGCAATATCCCGCTCCCGCACTGCGCGCTCGATGTCAGCGATCTTCTGCAATCGCTCATCATTGAGTCGATCAAACTCCTTTTGCGCGAGTCGGAACTGTTCGCTGAAGGAGAGTTCACCAAGTCCGCGCACTGCGCCTTGAATCTCTTTGAGGAAGTCCAGCAGCGCACGCGGCGGCTCGATCCCCCGCGCTTGTAACGCAGCCACAATCTGACGAATCGTCTCATGCGCAACTGTGAGTGAGTTGTTTAGCCTATTCTCACCAGCAAGACGTTGCTTGATTGCGTCTTCTTCTCTCAATCCTCGGAACTGGATTTGGAACGCGAGATCTTCCTCAAGCTGCTGCTGCTTCAACTTCGCCTGACGAACCAGTTCCTCAGCCGCAGCCAGCGCACCTAATGCATCCTTCTGCTGGATGATGAGATTGATTGCGTCGATCTGTTCCTTGTTCAGTCGCTGTTCCCGCGTGAGACGTTCAACTAGATCGACATCCCCTTGCTTCCTCGCATCCTTCAGTAGTTTCGCGATGAACTCCTGTGCCTTGCCGAGATCGATCAACTTCTCCCTGAACCTGTCCACCGTCTCCGCGTTAAACGCGTCCTCAACATGGCCTTGCAATTGCGCGAGTTCGATGTCGAGTTGTCGAACGTCGTTGACTTGTTCGTGCTGGGAGAGCGCAAGTTCCTGTCGTAGATCTACCTGCAACTGGTTCCGTTGCGCTGTGAGTTGACTCAACTTCCCTTCGGCTTTGATCGCTTCCTCGTTTGCTTTCGCAGCCTGCGCCTGTCGTCGTACTCGCTCAGCGGCGGGAATTCCTCCGACCTCGGCAGCAGCAAGCAGGCGAATCTGCAAATCTCTCGCTGCTTTGGCAACTCGGACCTGCTGGGTGATTTCTTTATCCACGCTCGCAGTAGTCAGTGCCGCTTTCGACTCAAGGAATTCCCGATAGGAGAGAAGTTGAATCCGCTGGGCCACCTCGATTGCCCGCAATCTCCGCTCATTCGTCTCCTTTTCGATTCGCACCTGTTCCTCGCCGGATGCGAGGGCGACTTCAGCGAGAGCTTTAGCCAGTTCCTGTTGAGCGTTGCGAAGAGAAGTGCCAACCTTGTCCTTCTCCCGACCAAAGGCGCGTTCAAGCGATTGTTGGACCACTTCGTCAAACGACTTGCCAGTGATCTGAGACTCGCGTTCCAGTGCTCGTTTCAGTTCAGGTTGAGCCTTGATGAACGCTCGAAAGAACTGTAACGCTTCCTGAAACGAGAGCGATGCTTCTCTCGCGGTGGCGGCATTAGCTTCAATGAGTGCCTTACGGTCCTTGGCGAACCTGTCAGCTTCTTCCCCTGCTTTCAGCGCATCGGAAACGCCCTTTCTCAGCACTTGATTAAACAGGCTGGTGGATCGGGTAGCTTCGTCAGTTAACTTGATGTAGCTCTCAAGGGTGACCAGAGTCTGTTCAATATCGCCTTTGAACACGCCCATGTTCTTGGCGGCGGTGAGGAGTTCACGGGAACTGAGCCCAGTCTGACGTTCCAGCACGCGGAGAGTCTCAGCTTGTTCCTTCGCTGTGCCGTTGAGTTGGATCGTGTTCTCACGGAGAGCTTTCTGCGTCTCTAGCAAACTCTCTGACTCAGCCTGCAACGCTCCGAGCGCTTGCTGAACATCGCCACCTGCAATAATCCCCTGACGAGCTAATTGCTTGGAGTTCTCATCTGAAATCTTCCCCGACGCACGTAAGCTCTCAGCGAGACGATTGTTCGCCTGAATCCGCTCCGTGATCGAGTCGATCTCCTTCTCGTTCGCCGCGATGGATTGCAGAGTATTAGCAAGTTGTCCGGCGATATTGCCCGCCTGTTGCGTGCGCTCCTCATTACGCAAGTTGATAAGCTTCTGCAATTCCTCGCGCAGTGCTCCCAGTCGCTTCTCCTCATCTGTAACCCCCGCCACTCGCAACTGCGCAGTTGAGTTGAGCTTGTTGTAGATTTCGAGTAACCGCTCCTGCTCATCCCCGGTGCGCTTCACGCCTACCTTGAGCCCGTCGAGGAACTTAGTCTGATCTTTGAGTTGATCGATCTCCGCCGTGAGTGCGTCCGCCCGCTCCTTGCTGAGCGTGACCGCATCTTTCTGGAAGGCGTTATAGGTAACGTAAGCTGCGATAACCGTGCCGAGAACAGCCGCGATCCCGCCGACAATCCCGCCGAGGGCGATGGACGAGATGCCGAGCGTGCGTTGCGCGGCGGCGGCGCTTAGTGAAGCCGCTGTGAGTCCACGCAAGCTCACAATCGTCGGAAGAATGCCTGCGGCGTTGAGTTCGACAAATCCTACTAGCAGTCGTCCGATGCCGAGGGTGAGTTGACCGACGACAAATAGCACTGGTCCAGCAGCGGCGAGGAGAGCGAGCAGTCCAACTCCCACTAGCTGTACTGGACGCGGTAGTTTCGCGAACACGTCCGCCAGCTTTGTCACTACTGGGCCGACAATTTCAGTAAGCTGGATCAACGCAGGTAGCAGTGCCTCTCCGACAGCAGCAGCCGCACGGAAGATCTCATCCCTGAAATTCTCAAACGAGTTCTTCGCCCCAGCGGCTGCGCGCGGGAGCCGCTCCAGTTCATCGACCAGCGTGTTGAGAAATTCCTTAGACGACAGGCCCAATTCTTGTATATCAGCCGCATTCACTGTGCCAAACGCCTGTAACAACGCCCGTCCCACCGCTGGAGCAGCTTCGATGATCGGACGCAGATCCTGACTCAGCACCTTGCCCTTTGCAGCAAGTTGGCCGAGTTGGATCGTAACGCGCGCCAGTTCGTCTCGACCTCCACCTGTGAGTGCGACCGCGTTACTGAACTCGCGGAGATCCCGTTCTGCCTCCTTTGCGCTGAATCCAACAGCCTGTAAGCGTATCGAGCCTTGAATCGCTTCCTCGAACCCGATGCCGGGGAGTTTCGCAATCACCGTGAGTCGTTGCAGTTGTCGTCCAGCCTCGTCCGCCGAACCAACGATTGCCGTCAGTCCGCGCTTGAGCGAGTCAAGTTCGACTGCTGCGTTCACTGAGGTTATGCCCAGTGCGGTAAGCGGGGCCGTGACTGCGACAGTGAGGGTTGCGCCGATCGATGCTAGTCCCTGTCCGACGCTGCGCAGTGCGTTACCCGTTGTCGCCACCCTGTCATTGAGCGCTTTCGTTGCCGCTTCAGCTTTCTTAAACTCCTGCACATGTGCATCCATCTGTGGGCCAAGGTTGGCACGTGCGGCGCGTTGCTGGGCAGCGGTGAGTCGATCGTGCGAGAGGGCGAGTCGTTCAGTGGATTGGCGCGCGCGTTCCTGCCGATTGGCGAGTTCCTGTGACTGGATCGCTAGCTTCTGTTGCTGGTTAGTGAGACGTTGAGTTGCAGCAGCAGCACGATCTAACCCCGCGCTGGATTGCTGGCCCAGCTTGACCGACGCCACCGACTCAAGCTTCTTCTTGATCTGATCCAATCCGCGCAGAGTCTCGTTCAACCCGCGCAGGATTGTTTGCAATTCGATGATTAATCGAGTCGTGTCAGCCATCTCAGTTCACGCCCGCTAGCCTTCTCGCCTTCTCCTGCAAGTGCGCCGGGATCTGTTCCCACATCAAATCAATCTCGCCCTTTAACTTCACTCGCTCTCCTTCGCTCAACTCGTCAAACCCCACATGTTGCTGCTTGTCGAACAAGGCCTGCTCCTGCGGGGTGAGGAGATTGCGCGCTCCCCTGCGCAGCAGTTGATTCAACGCGAAGGCAAACTTATTGATCTGGGACTGGAATTTACGCCCATCGGCAATCTGGGCGATGCGGTAGTTTTGAATCTCCACGATTCGATCTCGCAACTCCTGCACGCGAATCTCGAACAGGAACCGCTCCACGTGATCGATCGTGTACTCGTAGACTACGTCTCGATAGGAGTGTTTGTGTTCGATGAGTTCGTTGACGTAGCCCCACCAAATGTCTCGATGGCGTGCTGAATTCTTGCGCCTGCTGCTTTCAGCCTCGTCGCGTTCGCTGAATCGAAAAAATAGCGGGCATTCACCTCTACGATCGCAGCGAGGAGTTCGAGTCCTTCGATTGGATCTTTATCCTCCAGCCACTCGGGAGGTTCGTCGGTTTGCACGGAGAGGAGCCCGATTGCAGGAGTGCCACCGATGGCGAGGGCTTGGACCAATGTCTCGACGACATCTCCCTTCTCAGCGGAACGCATGAGATAGCCGAGTGGAGCGATGTATTCGAGCGCCCGCTGCATCTTGCCGAGGGGGAAGCGTCGTACTTCATGCTCACAACCAAAGGCTTTCACTTTGACTGGAGTGTTAAGGATGTCGGATAGTTCACTCTGAGGCATTGAATTCTCCTGTTAGACCAGCAGCAGGCAGTGTCCTACGGGGTTGTCAAGTCCCGCCGTTTTATATCGGTACGACATCCGAAACGCTGCCCGCAAAACTCGCGCCTACGTCGAAGGCGACGCTGAATGACTCGGGCTCGTTGACGCGCTCGGCGACGGCGACGGTGAACCTGAAGCCGATGGCACCGCCGCGCCCGGATCGAGATAGATGAAGCGTGCGAACTGGCCCTCGGGATCGGATTGCGACCGAGTCGGGTCAGCCAACGCGGAGCCGTTAAAGGTAAACTGATTGAACTCATCGCTAATCATGCTGATCGATTCTGCTGGACTCAGCCTGACCTTAAATGCGTCCACGATCATTCGCTCGAAGTCAGAGCCGGAGTTCACCGCCGTGTTCTTGCCGATCATGCGAATCCAGATCTCAGGCGCAGCGGTCTTGAACACCCCAACCTGACGACTGGCTGCGTTGGTGTAAGTTGCGGCGATCGGCCCAGTCATGCCCGCGACATCGCTGAACTGAAACACGCCGGACGCATCCCATGAGTACTTGGTGGTGGCGATCGGTGTGCCATTGTCAGTGAGCAAAAGCCCGGTGACACGTCCAGTTGCACCTGTCACGGCATAGAGCGTATTGAGCGACGGCGCGCCAGCGAGCACTTGTTCTGCCGTGACCGTGCCACCAGCCAGCGCCGATCCCTCGCCACGGGTCGCAAGCTCCATGTTGGATTCGAGGAAGTAATCGACTATTAGCGTAACGCTGGAATTCAACTCCGCGTCAATGCGCGCATCTATAGCACGTAGACCGGAATAGCTTTCCTTATGCGTTAGCTCCTCTACTGCGAGCCCGAACTCAAAGGACGGGGCATTGCCAAACCATTTCATTGGTGCGATAGGATCGCCGTTGGCGTCTCGATTAGCCCAAAACACTGGGCCTTGACCACTCCACAATCCGGGCATGGGTTTACCTCCAGTTAGGTGCGTAGTGCATAAAGTTGCGATTGACTGCAATCTGCCGCGCGCTTTGAGCACAGGCGTTTTCGTATTCCTCGACGCAGTCGGCGATCTTCTCAGCTAACATGCGATGCTTATGGTAGAGATGGTCCACCATGCCTGCGAGATGTTCCACCTTTGGGCATTCGGTTGTGATGCCGCCAACGTTCTCGATGCGCATGTAGTCATCGTAAGTCTTCAGTTCGTCTTCCTTACCGAAGCGTTTAATCAACCTGCCGCCCACCTTAGCGATGTTCTGACGGAAGCCGGGACAGCGCAATGGCATTTGAAAATACGGAGCGAAGTACTGAAGCTGAATTGCGTTAAAAGCATCCATTGAGCGAATAAAGGCAACGCTATTCGGGTTGGACCAGTTAAAGTTAGCCACTGCTGGCTGAACTGCTTCAACCGCCGCGCCCCACACATCCGAACATAGACCACGCCCTTTGACATAAGAGAAGCGCTCCCCGAGTACGCCCACTCGTGGCCTAAGTTTGCAGCCTTCGCGAATCGCTTCTGATAGCTTCATCCAAGTGCCTCGATTAGTCTCACTGTTAGTAATCCAAATCCCACATGCACCCCTGTCGTTCCAAAGTTGTCCGGGTCCATTGCTGGCATTTGTAGTTCGTCGTGTCCTTCCACCCACTCACCTGCGCCGGGAATTGCGAACCCGAGTTTCTGATTAGCGTTCAACGTCGCGCGAATGAGTTCGACGTTTGTTGAGAACGTGTTCTCACTGGAATCGCCGAACTGGTAGAAGTAGGTCAGGCGAAACTGGCGACTGATGATGTTCTTTCCGCGTGGTTGCGTAATCAGTCGAGTTGAGTCCTCCTTCGCGGGGACCTTCGCCTGCCCGAGTGATGCCTCACTAATCATCAGGCAATTCACGCGCTGAACCGTCCCACCACCGGAGAGAGTTGCGATGTCCAGAGGCGATCTCAGTATCGCTACCTCCGTTCCCTCTTCCGATTTGAACGCCAGTGCTAAGTAGTCAAAGATCTTTACTTTCTTCGTGTTGCTCGTACCGATAACCGGGCTCAGGAGCATCTTGAGCTGCGTCTTGATCTGATTTGCGGTTGGTGCTGGCACATCAGTTCGTCGTAAAGTTTCGGATTAACTCACTAGCCTTCGCCGCTACCTTCGGCCTCGCCTGTGTCACTGCAATGCGACTGAATCGCCGCGCTCGCATTCCCTTTGAGTCACCGTAGACGTAGCCCGCTGGGGCTGGCCCACCTGTACGTGCTCCTTCTCGTCCTGTGCCGTACTCGCCAAAGAATGGATAGGGAGCGCCACGCTTGCTCACCGCTGTCGGGAAGAGGCGATAGATACGCGTCTGTCCTTCGGTGACGAATTCTTCCTGCAAAGATCGAAGCGTGACACCCTTGTCAAACCAGCGGAGACGGATGCTGGACTCTTCTTCCTGTCGGAGGATCTTTGCACCCCGTGCGACAACCTCATCTCGCAGCGACTCCACACGCGACTGGAAGTTGTGAAAGATCGGGCCGAGTTGGACTGTTACCAATTCGTCTGCCACGTCTTAGTTTCTCACTATCCTTTTGAGAAGTGCGGTGTTGCGTCGCAAGCAGTCAATGAAAATCTGTTCACCCCTTTGAGGGCTGATCCAATCAGAAGATTGGCGATAGTCAACGATTACCTGACGTAATCTCATTGGTCTGGGTGCAGGCTGAACATTCTTGACGCTGACAGTCTTTGCTGCCACCGCTCCCGCAGTTAGCCCAACAAGCCCACCAATAAATCCACGTCGATTCATATCCTCACTCCCGCATGGACCACTTTGAACTCGTAAACTGGCACTGCGCCGACGAATGAATCCTTGCCGTGGAAGGTGTAGATGTCATCTCCAATCTGCACCGCTGTCATCGCTCTCAACTTGCTCAACCTGCAACCCTCCACGTCATCAATGATCAATCGCTTGTAACGCTTCCCCGCGCTCACATCTAAATACTCGCGCTTGTCGAGATACCAATGGGAGTCGTAAGCTGCGATTGGCGTCCCCCAGTTGTTCTGATCTCCGCTGAGGAGCTTCAAGCACTGCTCCTGCACGAAGATCGGTCTGAGCCTGTCGTGCGCTCGGCCTATCGCTCTCGCTATGCGTGTGCTGCGATTCATTCATCACCATACCCAGAGAACGGGGACTGAAGTCGAACCAAACAGTCCTGTCAAACTCGCGTCTCTCACCTCGGGCAGTCCAAGGAGGAGTCGCAACCTGCGTCGAATATCCTCCAGCGCATCCTGATCCTTCTCGTTCACGCCTTCCCTGCCACCGTTCACTAGCTCCATAACACTGCCCGGAGCGTATTCGTTCCAAGCTGAGACGAGATCCAGCGCCCGACTCCACTGCGCGTCGTTCAAATTGTCAATGAGCGTAGAAACAAACTCGAAACTCGCCTCGCCTGCGACCTCGCGCACGAAGTCAATATCCTCATCTGTCGGCGTTGGTAGCGGCATCTCTCATTAAGTTGACGGACTGGCTGAATGACTTGGACTGACTGAAGCGCTCGGGGAAACACTGGTGCTCGGAGAAGCCGAGCGAGACGCCGATGAACTTGGACTGCCTGACGAGCTGGGCGAAACCGAACTGCTCGGTGATGCGCTCTGACTTACTGTGGTCAACGTCGCAGATTGCCACAATCCGTCTGCGTCAACCACGAAGAATCCCCCCGCAGGATTCATCGCAATCGATCCTTTGCCATAGGCTGACAGTTTCCCGTTTTGGATGTTGCTATCCAGTACGAGATCCGTAGTCGTCCCAATGACGATGTACTTGCCAGTTGAATCCTGACCGAGTGCGAACGCGCCAAACGTCCTTCCACTGTTCGAGTAGGTACGAGAGAGACGATTGTTGATCTTCTTGAAATTCACCGTAGCCTCCTTTGACGGGTCAATGCCCTACTCAGCTACTTCTCTACCGCTGTAAACTTGCCCTTCGTCGATTTCCAGTCACCGGTGATGTCGCCGCGAGACTTCATCGCGTCCAGTTCCCTTTGCGTGAACGCAGCGGCAAGTTCGTCCTCCATACCATCGGAGAGAGTTTTGGACTGCGGTAACTTCTTGCCTTCCGCTGCTGGAACCATGACGCGAATGCCATGAATGATTTTGCGATTGTCCTTAGCCATCGATTCGACTCCTAAGTTACCAGCGTGTTCTCAACGCGCAGTTTCTGCTCATTCGGGATCGTGAATGGATTAACCTGTACCTCAACGGTGAGATCCCGGCCCATCACTGACTCCTCGTAGTACACGGTCTGGCCCCTCGTATCGATACCGGGATTACCGGACGCGCGCGCGATTTCCATTGCTCTCACGACTGGCGCAAACACTGTGCGTCCAACTTGACCACCTGATGGCACTGCGGCGATGTAGCCAGCAGGCCATACGTTGGTCGGCGTGGTCGTGATGCCGCCATCAACGAACACGTCTACGGTATCGTCGAACAGGAAGAAGTTGAACGGAATGCCAAGTTCTTCTGTGACGGCCTCAGCCAGTCGTCCGCGTGGAATAATCGTACCGAGAGTGGTATTGGGAGCGTCGGCATGGATCGCGCGATGCAGCGCCGTGCGCAACACTACTCCCTGCACCGGACCGATCTTGTCCTGTGCGTCTTCAAGGAAGGAAATAAGGAGATCCCATGCATTGACCGAGTTGTCGTCCCATGCCGTGCCTGCGGTGGTTAGGCGATCGGATGCGAAGTCGTAGCTGACCGTGTGGGTCGTACCTGTTTGGGGGTTCTTGGCAACATTGGTACCAGTGGCCCATGCGGTAAAGGCGTCAACCTCAATTCGTCGATCATTCGCCTGTACGATCTGCGCCACTTTACCGGGGATAGAGCGACCGAGGATCTGGTTGATTACCTCGGAGTTTGCGTTTGCACGCTCGCTGAGTTTCTGGATCTCGTACTCATCCCACTTGTAGTAGCCCTCAACCGGGATCATCGACAATTCGCGCAAGGGCGGGGTGATGTCAGGAATGAGACGGCCTCTGGAGTTCCACTCGCGTCTATCCGACACGGGCCGGAAGTCGATAGTGGTAACTTCCTTCAGGTCGATGGAATCCACGTCCTGACGCGGGAAGAAGATCGGCCAGCGCAGCCGTCCGGTGTTATTACGGGAGATCGTTTGCGCAACTACGGTTAGAGACGCAGGCGATAACTCCTCAACCAGTGGAATAAGTGATCTCATTATCGCCTCCTAAGTGAGCGTCAGGTTGATTTTGCAGGGTGCGGTAGCGAAAGCGGTCAACTCATTCGCCGTTAGCGCGCGTCCGAGGTTGTCCTCAATGACATCGCGATTCACCGTGCCCATCGTAGCCATGCCGAGCGGGTAGGTCTTAGTGTCGTTCCCTAGCGACGTGTTCGTCGGCGGAATTGTAGAGAGGTGCAGATTCTGCGGCTCGGGATTGACGGCGTAAACGCAGCCGCTCCCGTCGCAAAGCGTGCCGTCCTGCTTGAATGGAACGCCGGGTTTCAACCAGCCATCCGCATCCACTTCATCAGTCGTCAACTCGCTCACGTCCACCAGTACCTGTTCCATCGCGAGAATTTCTCCCACGAATACAGGACTGTAAACGGAAGGGGCAGCGGTTTTCTTAACATGCATTGGCATGGATCAAATCTCCTATGCTGACTGTCTCTCGTTAAACGCCTTGAACGGATCGGCGATGGGCTGCGTCTGTTCGACGTAGGTCTTGGCGTAGTTCTTGGCCCATGCGTACTGGTCGGTTTGGAGAGGCTGCGTAGACATTTGCCCACCGGGCAACTCAACCTGTTTCTGCGTCGCCTGCAACGACGGCAGGAACGGGGCGATGTCGGCGGAGGACTCGATGAATTCCTTCGCGGGTTTCTCTGTGATTACACCTTTGTCATCTTTGATTTGCGCGAACCACTCAGGCTTACCGTCCTTGCCGGGCTTCGAGATGAACTCGGGCTGGTTCGGGAGCCGGATGAATGCTTCCTCGTTGAAGCCGAGGGCTTTCGAGACTTGGCGCAGTGAGTCATCACGTTTGCGCTTGTCCAAGTCCGACTTCAGCGTGCCATGTTCGGTCAATTTGGCAGTAACTTCGTCCACTGTCCCCAGTGCTTTATAGCCAGTCAACGCTTCTGCGTCAGCTTTTGCTACCAGCGCCTGACCACGCGGGACGCCGCTCGTCTTGGCCGCTTCGAGCGCGTCGTCAAGGTCGCTGCGGAGTTTCTTCACTTTCGCTTCCTCGACTTCCTTCTCTTGCTTGAGAGTTTTGCTAAGCACGAGAACCGGATGGTCTTCTGACAAATCCGGTACCCACTTCGTCCCCGATTGCTTGTACTCGGGACGCAGCCCTTCTGGGATGTCGTCCTGTTTGTCGTAGATTTTTAGCATCGTCTTTCTGACTCAGCAGTTGAAATGAAAAAGCCTGTCAATAAGACTGCCTTAGCAACCTCACCAACAGGCTTTAACTCGAAAGGAAAGAGTCTCTACCGGGAATCGGATTCAATCCGACTCTTGCATACTCGACATCTTTGGGTGAAAAGACCTAAGCGACGTTCGATTGAAGCGAGTTGCATAAGTAAAGCGTGACGCTGCTCGATCCAAAACTCCCGGTCGCTCGTCGCGGGGATAATAGCACTATTTTCGGACGGCGCAACTTTTTTTAACACGCGCACGGTGGCTGAGTCTCCGTTGTTAGTCTCTGAAGGATACATAAGATCAGTTAACTGCGTTACTTACGGGTTTAGGAGTTTGCTGGCCTTCGATGGGCTTAAGTCCTTCGGGTAGTTCAGCCGGAGGAAGTTTTGATTCCTTGTCGATACGTGCCTCCTCGGCTGCGTTGTCCTCCACTCCGCTTAGCCCTCGCGCTGTCTCGTCACTCACCAGTGGTCGATTCTTCATCCCACCCGGCTGGCGCATGAGCAGAGAGGTTTTGATCATCTCGGGATCAGGCGCACCTGCATCGATGAGCGTGTTGAAATCTGCCCTCAGTGGCAAGTAGCGCGAAGACTGGTTGATGATGAATGCAGCGAGGCGGAGCGTCGTCTCTAATTGCCACCTACCACACGCATCCAACTCAGTCTTCGACTCCTTGAGACTCCGCTCGTACTCACGACGCGCAACCTCCCTTGCTCGCCCACTTGTATCTGCCTTATCCACAATGAGCACGTGACGTTGATGCGCCTGTGCATAGATCGCGGCTTTCTCCTTGTCGATCGTGCGCTCAAACGTCTCAACTGAGACTGGATCGCTGATGTTGATGCCGGGATCGGTGTAGCCGACGACAATCCCGTCCTCGTTGTAAATCGGCATTCCCATGAGGAAATTGACTGCGCCTGCACCTGTTTTGAACGTGCCGGGGAATTTCTTGGTCGAAGGATTCGTCACAGTTGGAGCTGAACTCACTCGCGTCGTGTCGTCAGTGATTGTCGGCTTCTCGTTCGTCGCGCCGGGCGGGACGGCGTTCGTGATCGTCTGCTGGCGATGTCCCGCGAGATTCACATTGCGAATCATCTGCGTGTGCGCGAGATTGACGGCGCGCTGATTGGACTGGATCTGCTCGGTGATGAGGGCATCGCGTGTCATCTCGTAGACGAGGAGACGACCGCCGAGGGGGTAGGGGGTGTAGGTGGTTGGATCTCCCTTGTCGCGCACGATCTTACACACTGTCTCACCTGCGTCGTTCAGGAAGCTGAGTTCAGCACAATTCGTGACAACGTCCCCATTCGCATCCAACTCGTCGAACAGGAATATTCCCAGATCCATCATCGTCTCAGGATCGGTGTAAACCATGCCACGATCAGCGTACACCGTCTCGAAGAAGATGAAATCGAGTGCGTCGAGGAGGGAGGAGGCGCGAGGATTGCGACCATTGCTGAGCCGTCCGCGCGGAAACACCAGCCGTCGCACCACTACTCCCTCACACACCAGAATCCGTGCTGCTTTCTGCAAGTCCTTCAGCGCCAGTCGATCATTCCACCAACGCGTGAGAGTATTGCCTGTTTCCTTTGAGAATTCCTTTTGCTGGCCTTCAGGATCATCCTGCTCGGTGACGAGGAATGACCACGAAGGTTCGCGTCCGAGGATGCCGCCGACGTGAGTCTTCACCACTTCCTTGATGACGTTCTCAGAGACGAATCCTTTGCGAATTGCGTTCTTCATCGACCCTGCGCCGGGGAGGGAGGCTGGAGGAAGTTGGCCGATGAAGCCATGACCCCATTGCCAATGATTACCACGATAGAATTCACTCGCGCGAATCGCAGTCTCAGTGCGACGCGTTGCGGGGCGATGATCGTTGATGCCGACGAGATCTTCTAGGATTGAGGGAAGACGAAATTCGCGTGTCCCTTCAGTCGGCAGTTGGAATCGCGCGCCGACTTGGTTCGAGGCGTCGTCGTAGTCCCAGAGGTTGAAGGGTTTACCCATTGATTACGCGGTGACTACTTCCTTGTCCAGTCGCAATAAGTCGATGCGGGCCAGTTCGCTTGCGGCGCATTGAAGGAACTTATTCGTACTATGATTGCCGACGAAGCCGCCGCAGTTCGCACACCTATCCGTGCGGTGATACTTCATGTAACGCTCGATTCGCATTCGCTTCGGCAGTGTTTCAAACTCAGCAGCTTCCTCCTCGGTAAGCGATAGCCAGCCTTCGGGAACCTCGCTCGGCGGTGGCGGAGCCTTAAACGGAAACTGGCTTTCCCTCACGGGGATTTTGCTTAGTATTTCTCGTGGAAATTGCTCGATGTCACCTGAATACGGATTCATTCACTTATCTCCTTTACTATACACTCGGACTCTGACTGCTGCTCGGCGACAAACTCGCACTGGGCACATCCACCACGCCGTAGAGATTCGTCACCTTGTACTTGTACTGCGCCGTTGCTGGCGTTGGGCCATTCTCGGACTCGTAGACATATTGCACCGTCACTGTGCGAATCTCAAACTTGCTGCGAGGCTTCACGATGAAGTTCTGATCAGAGGTGATCCATAGGTCTACCGATGTCGAGAGCGTCGGGAAATCAGTTACGGGAAGAATCGCAGTCTTGCTCGCTTCATCGTCGATGCGATAGGTGGCTGAGTCAGGCGTCACTGGATCGTTGTTCTCATCGAAGAACGCCACCGCGAGCGGGAACTCGGTGCGTTCGTTTACGGAGATGAGACATTCGTTAGCCATTGTGCTCCAATGCCTCGGTGAACTCCTGAGTGTCGTACTCGCGCTCAGCCAATGCTAAACAGGCCCAAAAAGGCAAACGAGAAAGCTCTTCACCGATCTCCAACGCACGCGGAAGATAATGCTGTCCACGTTCGGTTAGTTCGATCTTGATATTAAGCGATTCAGGGTCAGCCACGCGCCAACTCCTCCAACCATTCCTGTACTTGCCCTGTAATCAATTAACTCGGTTTTCCACGTCCTCAAGTATGTCCGCGACGTACCATAAAAGCTGACCTAGCTCTTTGGAGGTTACTATCCCACCCTGAAGGACCATAACGATAGTACCGGCGATTTCTTTGGTGGGAGGCGGACTAAAGATAACTCTTCCCTGCGTCTTCTCTAACACCTGCGCCACCCCTGTCAATACTTCGTAGTCCCCGTCTTCACTAATCGCCGCTGAAATCAACGAGTCACTTACCGCCATTTGCCATCTCCTTTAGAAATTCTTGCACTCGCCCGTAGATTAACGGCCAACCCGCAATCTGTCCATCAAATTCCTCCCAGCCAATCGCGTTCTTCTTGTTTCTGAAGCTCTCGACTGAGAAATGCGGCACTGTCAGCGTCTGCCCGTGTCCGGTGATGTCGATGTTGGGAAACTCCGACTGCCAGTTGGCGATCTTCTCGTCGCCGAACTTCCCGCGCGTACCCGGTTCGTAGGCCATGCGCTTCACGTCGAACACGCCGTCATTCGCCTCAATCAACTCGACCCGACGCTTGTAGTGAGCAAGGAGGAGGAGTCGATTCGCGCAGATGCCAGAGACTTGCTGGAGATTCGCCGTACGAACTGCGTGGCCGTCGGAGTAACGGACCCTCCAGACGTTGGTGTTATAGAAAATTGTCTGATCGTCAGGTGGAACGAACTCGAAGTGCGACGGATGATACAGGACATCCGACTCACACAGGAACACGTAGTCAGCCGTCGATCGCTCCAGTCCAGCGAGAATCTGGTAGTGCATCGTCCCGCCGGACTTCTCTCGATCCAGCACCAGCGTCCAGTCGCCGAAGTCGGTACGTTGCAGGGAGACGCAGCCGAGCTCGTGGCCGTTGGTGGCTGATTTGAGGTTGTTGCGCGCAGCGAGTTCCAGTGTCTGATCATGCGAGCCGCACGTGTAATAAAGCGCCAGACCGCGTTGCTTGCGTTGAATTGCAGGAGCGTAAGGGATGGACTTTCCTTGACGACGATAGAACTCGTCTCCTGCTTGCTTCACCTGTTGATAGACCGGGTTGTCGTCACTCCAGTCCGGCACGGGCGTATACTTCTCTATAAGCCAACTAAGAGGATGCATCTGCTTGGGCCATAGGTTCTTCAGCCATAGCTCTCTGCCACGCGCCTTAGCTCGTTCCTTTCTGCCCCCGTCAGCATACGGAAACCCAATACCTCCCACTCTAAAGAAATGCGCAAACCATGTCCCTTGATTTACCTTCAACTCCCCGCCCGACAGCCAAGTCTTGCAGGCGATCTCCGTTCCCATATCGCCCCACGAGCCAAAAGAAGTATCACACGGCTCAATCTCAAAATATCTATCTCGTCTCATAGCCCAACAAGCACCGAGAAGGCTCATGGTGTCATGGATCTGGCCTTGCGTTTCAGGTCGAAACGGAACGTCATGCTTCTTGCAGTAGTTCTCATCTGACGTGTAAGCACCCCAGTAGGCAAAGTCGAGGTTGGTATCAAACCTCCACGAGTGCGTATAGGCCCGTCGCCTTCCTTCCTGTCCGTCGCGCGGCTTCCAGATCTTCACTTGTTTGAGATAGCGCGAGTTACATTTCTCGCAGCGTGCGGGTTTCGGAGACTGATCCTTCGTCCAGTCGCAGCGCTTGCACTTCCACTCGAATACTTGCAAATTGAACTGACCGGGGACCACTGTCCAATGCGGCTCAAAAGTGGCGAGGAGTTTCTCGTCGAAGTTGGCGTCCAATGCGCAATGTGCGTCTAACTTGCAGACGAATTCCCCGCGCGCAACTCTCGCTGCTTCATTCGTCGCCGCACGTTGACCAATGGATTTACGATGCTGAATGACGGTGAGCCGGGGATCGATCGGGAGGGGCTGGTTGGGCCATTGGTTGTCATACCCGTCCAAAACTACGACGCATTCAGTCTTCTTGGACGTGTTCGCGAGGACGTTGACAACTGTTTCGTGGAGAAGATCGATGTCGTAGTAGAATTCATTGCGAGCGGGGATAAGAACCGACAAGTGGTAGCGTGTCATCGGGAGAGGATTGTAGCATGAAGGTCAACCTTAGTCGCGCCTAAGCTTATCTACGATTCCGTAAGTGCGAACTTCCGCAATTCCGATCTGCGTTCCATCTCGGAGACGTGTCAAGTAATCCATTGCCAACTCCTCGGCAAGCTCTTTCTGATCTGGATCGAATCCGCGAATAACATGCCAGTCAGTTGCGTCCACGTCGCATATTAACAAGACAAACATGGGATAATCGGTAGTCTTTAACTCGCTCACTCCACCACCTCCCAATCACCACCGCTCATCGTAATCCCCGATACGCTTTCCCTTACGACTCTCAGCACGTTGATCACAGGAGGTCGTATGCCGAAGCAGGGGATGCACATCTGGGTTGTCGTCCAGTTCAAACTTGTCCGGTCCTTCATCGGCTCCGCGACAGTTACCACAGCAGTACATCGTCCCTTCGTGCGTGAGACGCTGGCAGTCCGGCTTGTCGCACTTCTTAAACCTATGCATCAATTACCTCCCAATCACTCGCAAAGTAATCCTCCTCCGTAATCACCCACGGATGCCACTTGCCGTCGTCTGGGCCGGAAGACGAGTAACCCTTGATGCAGAGTCGTCCTTCTTCCAGTCCGACATGGATGCGCGTGGACCAGAGGCGGCGACGAGCGTGCTGGTTGAGATCGAAGATGGCGTGCAGGGTTTCAGTGAAGGTCATTTGCGCTCCTTATTGGCTACGTCAATTTCAACTCCCCAATACCTGCAAAGATTTTTCAGAATCCTTTCTGCGCGTCTTTCAGGGTTGACGATAGCCAAGTCGTTAATCATTGCCTCTAGGTACACTTTGCGGCACTCGTCCATATTCTCAGGAGTCCAGCGATGGTTTGGGTTAGGTTCGATTGGGTCTGACGACATCATGGCTTCACCCACATGAAATCTGTTGATTTGTGACCTTGAAAGATGTACCAGATCGGAATCCGGTGTGCGTTCGTGTACGCCTGCACCGCTTCGACTACACCGCCGCCAACCCAACGCTTCTGGTCAAGTGCGTAGTAGTCATCACCGGAGACGATGCCGCCTGAGCGTACTCGTTTGGACCACTCGATGAGATCCATGATGCAGTAATCAAAAAGGTGATTCGCGTCCACGTAGACATAATCAAGATAATCGTAATCAACTGTCTCAACTGCGGCCATTGAAGTGTCGTCGTAGACCCTGACGTTGGGATAAGGAGCGGTCTTACGAAGAGTTTCCTGACGCGCAAAGCCGTGCTTCTCCTCGGTCTTATTCTGTGGATTTCCTGAATACCTCTCCCACGGGTCAACGAGTAAGAGTTCGCACTCGGGATTTGCCTTCAGCAGCACCTCGGAATACTTTCCTTCTGCCACCCCAATCTCCGCGCCGCGCTTGAATCCCAACTCGGCAAACAGTTGCGCCAGATCATTCCGATGAAAGTCACGTAGCTCAATCGGCATCGGCCCGCGCAGACGCTGCGGGGAGATGGAGAATTTGCGGATGAGGTAGTCGTTGAGGGCGGGAGCGGTCATTGGTGATTGCTTTAGTGATTCAACTTCTTCGATAACCTTCTCAACCTTAGACCATGCAGCCTCTGATTCTGGCGTGCGTGGCACTTGCGCCTGCCCGATGATGAGCCAGTCTTTCTCGATTCGCTCTATCGTTACTTCGTCGCCACCGTAGGAGTAAGTCAGCAACAGCACCTTCTTCTTGCCTCGGAACGGATTCTGATTAGGGCAGAGAGTGGAGTTGTTGACAACGATGTCAAGCGAGTCGTTCTGGACCAGCGACTGCAACCGTTCTCTTACGTCGATTGAATGATCGGCGAAGGGCGGCATACTGCCGAGGATGCCGTAGCGTGCGGAGTAAATCACTAGCGACATACTGGCGCTAACAGCATCGCCAACGCCGCTCCGATCATCATTCCTACCAAGATCCATATCAGCAGTCCCGACAGAGATAAGACGTGGCCTGCGTTCCGCATACAGCACCTCCTCCCAGTTCTCCGGCCAGCTTGGCACGGGCCAGAAGTGTTCGATGAGCCACTTAAACGGCTTCGCTTGCTTGGGCCATGCGTCGTTGTAGATCCAGTTCTTTGTGAAAGTTGCGCCTTGCGTGAGCCATGCTTCAGGGAGGTGGTAGCCGCGCCCGCCCTTGCCGTCCTCGCCTTTGTATTCCTTGCCTTTATGGAGGTGGGCGTACCATGTTTTCTTATTGATAACTCCGCGTCCGCCGCTGAGCCAACACTTCAGAAAAAGTTCCTGCGCTTCATTCCAGAATGGCCCGTAGCCCACTTCGTCCATCAGTTCCAGTTCCTGAAAGTAGCTCGCGGCCATGAACCATGATGACCCCTGACTCGACATTTCATCATCCAGATCGTACTCCGGCTTACCCGATCTCTCCCTGATGCGCTCATACCACACTTTCCCATTCAATCCTTTCCCGCCGAAGTCGTTTGGGTCATCCGGGAAGCTCAGGTAATGGTAATCAACGTCAGGCTTGCCCACATCCTGCACGGTCCAGCTCTCGGCGTTGAGCCGCTTGCGACGCGGGACGACTATCCAGTTCGGCTCCATGTCGGCCTGCAACTTAGTATCGTAGGCTTCGTCCAACATGCAGTGCGCGTCGAGCTTGAGCAGGTACTTTGCGCCACGAGAGATCGCGGAACCTGCGGCTGAGTTGATCGCTGCGCGAAGTCCTCTCGGCTCGCCGTGGTGGATCGTGTGCAGGTTGGGGAACTGGTCGGTGATCTCTTTCCACTTGTCCGGCCAGTAGCCTTCGAGTACCGCGATCACCTCAACTTCATCCTCGGCCTTCGTGAAGCACTCATGGATCGTTGGAAAGAGATAGGTTTCGTTACGGGAGGGAATTAAAATTGCGAGTTTAGCCATCGCGCTGTCCTAAGTATTCAATAACTGCACCAAATAACAGGTTGGTACGAAGCCAAACAGCGAACACGGCAACGGACAGGGCGACTACAGCCGCTGTCATATGCCCGGTAATCGCCATCGATATACCAAGTCCGGTTCCGAGGCCGCTAACCGCGCTTGCGATAAAGAACAAAGATCGACTCTTCATCTCGACCGCTCCTTCTTCCGCGTGCCGTTCGTCTGCGGTTCGTTCACGTATCGATCTTTTATGTAGTCCTCTACCGCAATGACAATCTCCGCTGAGACACTCCGCCTGTTCACTGCCGCTAATTTCTTCAGTTCAGCCAGCACTTTTACAGGGAAGTAAATATGAGTATCCTTTACTCCTCGTTTCATAGGAATACAACGTACTACGATAGGAGTCAGTTGTCAACTGCGAATTGTACGGATGCCACTCGCGCCGCAAACACGGCTCCGGGCTTGCGTGGCACGAACGCAACCGACGACTGACGCGGCATGAAGTGAGCATGGACAACTCGTGGCAATGGACCACTCGGGCTGGCGGAATGCGAGGGGCTGAGCGACGGGCTGATGCTGAGCGAAGTGGAAGCTGAGGAAGACGACGAAGGCGAGAGACTGGGCGACTCGCTGACGGAGATTGATGAACTAGGAGAGATACTCTGAGATTGCGACGCGCTGGGCGATTGCGAGGCTGAGACTGACTCGCTCGGGGAAGTTGAAGGAGACTCACTGGACGACGGACTCGCTGAACTGGATGCGCTACTGGATGGCGAAGGAGATCTCGACTCACTTCCGCTCGGACTGGTAGACGCGCTCGCACTCGCGCTTTCCGAGTGGCTGGGAGAGAGTGATGGCGAGGCACTTGAACTTGGACTGACACTGGCCGAAGGTGAAACCGAGAGAGACTCGCTGCTGCTCGGGCTGACGCTCGCACTCGGAGACTGACTACTACTCGCACTTGCAGATGGACTGAGAGACGGTGAAGGGCTGACTGAAGGTGAAGTTGACGAGCTTGGCGAGAGGCTTGGGCTCACGCTTGGAGAGACTGAAGACGATCCTGCACTCGGGCTCGGGCTCTCACTTGAGCTAGGGGAGGTTGAAGCTGAACTGGAACTAGACGGACTTTGACTGGCGCTCGGACTGATTGAGGGACTTTCGCTGGCTGAAGGTGAGATCGACGAGCTGGGACTTTGACTCAACGACTCACTACTACTAGGTGAGGTGCTCGCACTCGGACTCACGCTCGGGCTCTCGGAGGATGACGGGCTGGGGGAACTGCTGGGGGATTGCGAAGCGGATTCTGATGATGATGGTGAGGTCGAAGCAGAAGGAGAGACCGAACGTGACTCACTACTGGACGGGGAGAGTGAGGGGCTGGGTGAGACAGATGGTGAGGTAGACGAACTTGGGCTTTGACTGGGAGATGGGCTCACACTCGCAGACGCACTCGAACTTGGTGATTGTGACGATGAGGGAGATTGACTAGGCGACTCACTCGTACTCGGACTCAGTGATGACGACGGACTAATCGAAAGCGACTCGCTACTCGATGGAGAAGTGGAGCTGCTCGGTGAAACGCTGGGCGACTCTGACGACGACGGACTCTGCGACGGTGAAGGACTGACGCTGGGACTCGTTGAGCTCGATGGCGAGACTGACGCAGACGGAGACACCGATAGGCTCTCACTTGAGGATGGTGAAGTCGATGCGCTCGGACTCACCGAGGGAGAAGCTGAACTGGACGGGCTCTGAGACGGGCTCGGGGAAACTGACGGGCTAATTGAACTCGAAGGTGATTGACTCGGAGAGGGCGAAACACTCGCACTCTCACTTGCAGATGGGCTTTGGGATGCACTGGGAGAGACGGAGGGGCTCGCTGACGATGAAGGTGATTCGCTTGCACTCGGGCTAATGCTGGGAGATTCGCTCGACGAAGGGCTGGCAGAACTTGAGGGAGAGATCGAGGGCGATTCCGACGAGCTAGGCGATGCGCTGCTACTTGGTGAGATCGAAAGCGATTCCGATGAGCTGGGAGACGCAGAGCTACTTGGACTAACGCTTGCCGACGCCGACGAACTGGGAGATTGACTCGCGCTGGGGGAAACACTTTGAGACTCGCTTGTACTAGGCGACTGAGACGCAGATGGGCTCGTACTCGCACTTGCGGACGACGACGGAGACGCACTGCTACTAGGCGAAACTGATGGTGACTCCGACGATGACGGGCTGACACTCGGGCTGGGGCTGACTGAAGGTGAGGTGCTACTACTCGGGGATGCGCTACTCGACGGAGAAACTGAGCCACTAGGTGAGACGCTCGGACTAACCGATGAAGACGGAGAACCCGGAACCGCATCCCCGCCCCCGAAGTTGTCAAGCTTTGCCCCGCCCGCTGTTCCCATGCCGATCACGCCACCGGAGGTGTAGGTGGAGTCGGTGACGGAATCGACCAGTGCCCAGTCGTTCCCGGTGCGTTTGATGTAGACGGTAATTGTGGAGCCGACCATGCTCGCGCCGAACTGGTCGTTGTTCAGTAAGTTAGAGCCGATGCCGAAGGCGGCGATCGTTGTCGCCACGCCCGCGTCGTAGCGGATAACTGTCAAGTTAGCTCCAAAGGCGCGAACTCCATATGCGTTGACGCTCGCCCCTAAACTGGATGCGCGGAGATATAGTTGACAGGAGCGCGTGATGCCGCTGATGTTAATCGCCGCCTGTGCGTAGACCTCGCAGTCGGCTGCTGTCGTCGTGCCCCATGCCGCAGTTCCAGTTCCACTGGCCGAGGCAAACTGGTTGCTTACAACTACCATCCCGCCATCGCTGAACACTGCACCGCTCCAGCCTGCAGACGGCGGCGGGCCTTCGTCAGAGCGATTCGCGTCGTCGAGAATCGGCGTAGTGGGGAAGTTAGGCGGAGGCGGAGAGGGGCTCGCGCTGGAACTAGGAGAAGTGGATGCACTCGGGGAGAGGCTGGAACTTGGACTCGGACTGCTACTGGGAGAGAGCGACGGAGAGACTGAAGCACTCGCACTAGGACTGTCGGAGGCTGACGGAGACGCGGAGGCGCTGGGGCTAACTGAGGGAGAACCGATGATCGCGACACCACCGCCGAAGTCGTCTGCTTCGATCAGTGCGTTGCCAGCAATGATCTGGAGCTGTAAGCCAATCTGTCCGGGAGCGCCGTAAGTAGAATCCGTGATCGTCGTCTGTTTCGTCCACGCGCCTGCGCCCTGCCTGGTCCAGAGTTCGAGTTGATCCCCTGTAATACGCGCACCGATCTTGTCGCCGTCGGTGAGAGTTATTGCAACAGAGCCAATTTCAGCGTTGACCCCAGCGCCGGAAAACGTATACGCAATCAGATCTCCCGTGTTCCGGTAGCCGACTCCATAGCCGCTTACGTCCCCCGTCATCAGCCCGTTCATGCGCAATAACACGCGCACTTCGTCAAATACCCCAACATCAGCGTTTCTCAGGGTGACGTAAGCTTCCTGATCGGCGCTGATCGGAGCTGCGTCAAATACCCCGCTGAGAGTATTGCCGCCACCGGCCAGGCTGTCGTCTATGAAGGCAGCGTTACTACTAACCGCGAATACCCGCAGCTCACCTGCGAAGACTCGCGACCAGCCCGTCGCCGGGTCTTCATCAGCGCGGTTGAAGTTGTCAAGGATGGGCGTGGTGGGAAAGTTAGCCGGTCCAAATGAGGGAGAGGCACTACTACTCGGACTCGTAGATGCGCTAGGGCTGACTGAGAGAGAGGTACTGGATGAAGGACTGGTACTGGAACTCGGGGAGATACTGGGGCTGACACTGGAACTCGGACTAGCCGAAGACGATGGAGAGATACTTGGAGAAACACTCGCCGAAGGACTCTGACTACTACTCGGTGAGAGACTGGGTGAAGTTGAGCTGCTCGGGCTGACACTCGGGCTCGGCGAGACACTGGGACTGACACTGCTACTCGGAGAGACACTCGGACTGGGCGAGATCGAAGGAGAGACGGAACTCGATGGTGATGGGCTACTTGAGGGAGAGAGACTTGGACTGTTCGAGCTTGACGGGGAAACTGAAGGTGAAGGACTGACTGACGCACTCGCACTTGAGGATGGACTCACACTGGCCGATGGGCTAGCTGACGCTGACGGACTAAGGCTAGGGGAAGGACTGACACTCGAACTCGCGCTTGTCGTATTGAACGTGAGCGTATCGGTGAGGATGAGATTCGGGTTGTTCGCAGTGGTGACACCATCCGTGATCGCAAGGTCGGTAGCTGAGTCAGAGCCGATACTAATGGATCCACCATGCGTGTTCGTCCCACCCGGATCGCCGTTGAGTCCCACTTCGACGACGATGCGATCTCCTGCAACCGTCGTGTAATTCCCCGCCACACTCGCCACGGTCGCGCTTCTGGTCGTGAGGGAGCTGGAGGTTTGCTCGGTCCCGTCCTGACGTTTCGCAATCAGGGTCTTCTGTAACGTCGAACCATTGAAGATATAGACCGCCCACGTGAAGAAGAGATTGTTTGCCGCTGCGGTCTCGGCTTCGCGCATGACGATCGAGATGTTCTGCCCACCCGTGATAGTCTGGCCTGCGTCAAGGGGATGCGAGATGAACTGGGCGAGGATGATGTCGAGTTGCGTGGAGACGGCGGAGGTGCAGTTCCGCGTGGTCATGGTGGAGGAGAGTTTGGTGGTGCCGGCAGCGAAGCGCGCAAATTGCGTCTGGTCCGTCCAACCCGCGTTGGGAGTGGGGGTGATCGGACTGAAGGCAGTCGATTCGAGATAGAGTTTCGTTGCCAGCGGGGGATTCCTCCTCGCTGGACTTTAGCATGGAACTACGAGATGAGTTGAGGTATAATGCGCGGCATCTTCCACCCTATGGTAAGACGCAACTGAGGCTGGCTTGATTTTCCGAGAGGTTAACAGGCTGGCCTTGGTTGTGTTTAGACGTATTCCATGTAGGAGTAGGATTCGATTTCAACTTGCTCAACTTGCTTCTTGCGCGGGAAGAACGACTGGACGGTGGCGTCACCGTCGTCGGTTGATCTCCCCAGTCGTCCCGGCTTGCGTAAGTCGTCCTTTGATTCGATCCGCAGTTTGCCTGAGCCCGTCATCCGTCCACGCTTTGGCGCTGAGAGATCTCCAGTGAGCACGTCGCAGGGAGGGAGAGCCACGTCGGAGTCGTAGGCTGGATCCAGCAACTCGCGCATATACCACCAAGCCGCTGAGCGCTTGTCTGCAAACTCCAGCTCCTTCGATCGGTCCCTCATACTCGTGCTCTCGCCTGCGTTGAAGGGGACTGCGCGACTCCCGAATCGTTCTCTGAGCTGATCGAACGGCCCAGCGCCGATGCCGATCACGTCTACCATTGCGTAAGCTGAGATCCAGCGCTCAAGGAGATTGGATGCGTAGCCGACAACGGGTTGAGTATCCGCAATCGCGTACCTGTCCAGTTGCGTCACCGTCATTCCCTGACGACGCGCGATCACGGTCTTGTCACCCTTGTCACTACGAGCAATGTCCACCCCCAGTCCATCCACCGGATAAGCCTCGTTGCGCCACCTCCACCTCGGCCACGTCCCTTGTTTCGCGCCTTCGATCCAGTTCCAGTTGCGATCCAGCAACTCGATCCGCTCGTGCCAACGCCGATTCGCAGCTTCAATCCACGCGAGGGGAATGACGCAGTCTTCGGACGATTCGCAGAACTCACCTAGTACGCGATTCTTGAACACGGCTGAGTTCTCACCCCACTGGCGTGCGAGTTGATTAACCTTCTCTCGCGTAATCCGCCCTGCAAGGATCATCTCCTCCACGGTCACATGCCGCGTCCACCAGTCCTCATAACCCGGCTTGCGTGTGTGAATGTCGTAGAAGCGACCAGAAGGCTCGCCGGGAGTGGAGATCGCAAGCGCGTAAGTGTCGCCTGTCATCAGCGCGCCTTCAGCAGCATCCCACCTGCCCGGAGCGATCGCTTTCGCCTCGTCGAACACGTACAGCAGATGATCCGCGTGCGCTCCTTCCGTCATCTCATCATCTGACGCCGCCATTGCAAACCCGCGCCCGGTGGAAAGCTTGAGGAGCATTGTTTGCAACTCGTACTGCGTAAACGCTGGCCGTCCCACCTTCTCCCACTTGATCCTCATGGCCCACTTGTGGACCTCGGGCCAAAAGAATTCGCTCAGTTGTCGCCAAGCGGATGCGGTCGTGGGGATTTTCCAGTCGTCGCCGTCGAAGGTGGTAGAGAAACAGAGGAGAGAGATTGCAGCGAGACAGGTCTTACCTAGTCCGTGAGGGCCGCGCACAGCGACGCGATGTTTGCGAGGCAGCGCGTCCCAGATCTCGTCCTGATATCGGGTCGGCCCCTGTCCATCCGGCCAGTTGACGCAGTCATGGGCGAATCCGACGTAGTTGTTGCGATAAGTGCGCTTGAATTGCTCGCCCGGCTTGTCGAGGGCTCGGAGTTCCTCTAGTAGCACCAACTGCGCCTCAATGGGCCAAGTCTCCCAGTTGGGGCCGAGTTGCTGTTGGGTGCGGGAGCGACGGGGCATCAGTTAAGTTCTCGGTGGTCGTAGGAGTTGTGGACGATAATCTCGCGAATTGAGTTCTCTACCCTTTGACATTCAGGGCCACAATCGCAGTTCGCGGTCGGATCATGCGATTGCAGGTCGTCCAGCGGAATCACGTGGACGTTGTCGTCGTCCTGAAATTCAGCTAGCCATTCGCGGGGCATCGGTCAGGATGATACGACATTGCGGTGAGTTTTGGTGGTAGAATTGTTGGCTATGTGTAAATCGGAAAGAATCATCGAACAGTTCAAGAACGGCTCGCGGTTTATCGACGCACGGGGTCGTCATGTTTTAGCCGTCGCGAGATACGAAGTTGGCCCAGCGTTGATCGTAGGGGAGGAAGAAGACGAGATAGGAGTTAAGCTCGAAGGCGTCGATTACTATAGTCCTAAAGATAAGTCAGACGACTTCTGGGACGTGGTACTAGTAAGTAGTTTGAGCGAGGTTCAATGACCCCTGAGTCCACCAGTCCGTCCTCGTGGCCCCTTGTCATCATCATCGAAGACTGCTACGTGCCGGAATTCGCTGAATCGATCATCAAATTGACCGAACTCAGCACTGAGGAGCGGGATTATGCACAGATTAACGCCCTCGCGGTGTATGCGGAGTTGGGATTGAGAGGAGAGAGGTTGAATTGAGCGCAGAGAACTGTAAAAACTGTGGAATTGATCGCTCGTTAGACTCTCATGGTACCTACTGTGAAGACTGTCGCCGTATTGGCGGGCGGGGTATCATAGTGGGAGTGGTACTCGCAGAGGCCTTAACAACCGTCGTTATCATTACCGCGCTACTGCTCGGTGTCTGTCGCTAAACTCTTTTTGTATTTTCTAAATCTAATAATTTCCAAGTTAGTGTTTGCCAGTGATTAACAGTGGTGGGAAAATTGACGTGCGTAGGTTTACCGTTCCCCTACCTCTCCTCCACTCAATGATCGAACTCCCGGTGATGGGGGTGCGCAGGTGAGAGTAAAATTAGTAGTAGCTGTCGGTAGTCGTCATCGTCGCAATCCCTCAACGAATTCAGCGAATTAGACCACTACTCACAACTGTGAAGTTCGCAACTGCGTACACCTACAATTGACGGTGTTGGCCCACGACTATAACCACTACCCACAGTGGGACCGATAACACACAATATGTTCTGACTGTTAAGTCTAATGACGAGGTAGTATGACGATGAGGCTAGTCGTCGGCGGTAGTAGCAGTAGGAGTCGATGACGATGCCGGTTGAGTGTCGCACTCTTTTTGCAAATTCTCGGACTGAGGGGAGAATTGCTTTGATCCAGTACCTTGAACTCGACTAGCACTCACGTCAATAAACTCACTCGTCGTCATGGGTAGCTGCCGCAGTCCGAGCTGTTGAATCCGCTCCTGAATCTCGTTCTTCACGACTTCTACGTCAATTGTTACCTTGTCACGGAACTTAGGTCGATGGGCTTTGAGGTAGAACATAGCGAGGAGGTTATCAGTGAAAGCACGCTTGTACACTGAGGTTTCAAGGTCGTCTACGCTATCTTCCTTCGAGTCTGCTACAGCTTCAGCAAACTGCGCATCCTGTTCCATCCATCGATAAACAGTCTTACGAGATACCGGAGTCAACTTAGCCGCGTGGTAAATCGAGCCATGCTCACGGTACAGTGTAATAAATTCACACTTTCTTGTAACTGTGTCATTGTCACCGTTAAACACATACCCGTCCATGCCTGCAAGTTCAATAGAATGAGTACTTTGCGGGTCAGGTGCGGTGCTCATGAGTGGGATTATACTACAAGGCTAGTCAGGATGGCTGAGTGTTTTGAATTCAAACTCTTCATTCGCAATCGCTTCATTAAACGCTTTCTCAGCCGCGAAGTAGCGATCCCGAACCTTTGCAGCGTTCGCGGTTAGTGTAGCAGTGGGTGACAACATGGCCGAAGAACGCGGCATGATGGCGTCGTATTCAGCCTTTGCATCAATGTATTCTTTAATAAGTTTGAGCACTACTTATTCTCCTGTTCGTCTCACCACCCACCCTCGTCAACCACGATTGCAACCCGTAGTAGACGCCGAAGGAGAGTGCAAGAACGAGGAGGATAGTTAAGGCGTAGTCGGATAGGGTTAGTTTGTGCATTGTTGTTAAAGTTTGCCCTCGTCGATTAGTTGTTGCTCCATCGCTTGATAATGGGCCATCTCCTCGTTTGCGGTAGGATCAAATACTCCCCAGTCAAGTGATCCATCACACTCGCATTCGCACCACGTTTGCATTCCGCAACGCCAATGCTCTTCAATCGTACAACCTTCGCACTTCATCGGGCTACCCCCAACATTCCAGTAACTTGTCAAGGTCCACGCGCGCACGGGTTACGTATTTCTTGACTTGCTCGAATTCGCTGCGGTCTACGTAGACGAAATTGCCGCTAAAGCGAAACGAGTAGAGATACTGCGGCTTGCGACCTAAGAAGCTCTCAAAGTAATTACGCTTCCGGTGACTGCGCGGAATACGCACGCAAATGTTGTGATTCTCTGTTAGCTGTTGCATCAACTCAACTCCGTGCTGGTGATTGCGTCCTAATTCTCACTACCTAAGAACTTGAAAGTACAAGTCGCGCTCAATTCGATGAGCTGCCGTTGCCGAGCAAGTGCAAGTTCAAGGGTTGGCTGTACGTCGTAAGCGCTGGTCCGATGCCGTGCTCCATTCCCCAGTAATACCTCCACAGTCGCAGTTTCCAGATCCTGTCCCACGACCCTGCAAGGGATCACTTTTTCGTAAAGCGCCCAGTACATATTTCGATTCACTAACGTTGCCATTGCCTTAGACTTTCACCGTGACCACTTGCCAGCCTTCGCGAGCAAGTTTGTTAGGGATACGCATGGTAGCTACAGCGGAGGCCAGCCATTCGCCAGTGGCTGGGTTGAGTGCGCCATAGATGATCCGGTAAGGAAAATAACTTCTCAGTCTGCGTAGTTCGGTTATTTGCGCCTCGTTTAAAGTTGATTCCATAGTCTGTTTATCTGTCTCACTCATACTCCCTCCCGTGGGTTGGTTGGTTAGTCGCAGGATTGCAGTCTATTGCTTCCCTGCGCCTTTATAAAAGCCGTCACTTTTGACTTGTGCCAAGTCTCGCCGCCGTCAAAGGAATAATACTTCACGTTCCAACTAAACTTGACTTCGAGCCAGTACCAAATTCCGGTTGGCTTGTGAACCACTCGCTTCATAATCGCCGTTGCACTCATCTCCCTCACCCCTTTCGCTTCGGTCTGCGTGCGTGCGGCTTACTGATACCTGAATCCAGTGGAATAGCCCCGATGATTTGCTGGCATTCCTCTTCGGTTAACAATGCTGTCTTGCGCGGACGCCCGCCTTTATGACCATTTGCGCGAGCTGCATCAGCTTTGCGCTTCGTGGTAGCCTTGCCGCCAACCTTGCCGCCCTTTGCGCCGATCCTTGCTAAATACTTACTTACCTCTTTAGGTACGGTTCCCATAACGCGGCGAGACTAAACCTAAACCGGATTTCTGTCAAGAGGAAAAATAAGTTTACCTATTGAAAAATAATTTGATTTACCCTATTGACAAGAAACCTAAAGCGGCTTATAGTGGCGCTGCTTCGACGAAAGGGGCTTGAGACGATGAACCACGATGACGAGAGAAACCACGAAGAGGAGTTAGCTGTGGCGCTGGAATACGAGCGGGAGCAATGGGAAGAGTTAGGACAGGAACGCGCTGAGTCAGGGATGACCCGCTACGCTGCGAGTAAATGGCTGAAAGTGTCCGCTACAGTGAGTCAGGAACGAGCATTTTGGCGCGGGTTTCAACGTGCGGGGTAGGATGCACTCACCCTTGAACGAGATGGAGACGAGGGAGGAGATTGAGAGAGATGACAACTACAACCACTGACCAGTGCTGCGACATTTGCACTTTGAATCACACGACCGATGATCACTACAGTGCG